TTAAAAATTTAAGATATTTTTTATGATATCTGCTGTTTTTTCTTGCATATCTAATGTGACATGAGAATAAACATCTAAGGTCATTTTAATTGAAGAGTGCCCTAAACGTTCCGATACGATTTTAGGGTTTACTCCTTCTCTTAAAAGCATGGTTGCGTGAGAGTGCCTTAAGTCGTGAATTCTTATTTTTTTTAAACCAGCTTTTTTGGCAACGTGATCAAAATGATGAGCTAATGAACGACCGTACATTGGACGACCATTTGTAGAACAACAAACTAAATTCCAACTATCATCATAGTCTGCCCCTAATAACATTTTCATTTCTAATTGGCGCTTCCTGTGCCTTTTCAATTCATTGGTTAAGTCATCATCTATAGATATTTGTCTATATGATGATTTTGTCTTGGGGGATACCATAATGAATTGTTTAGTTGGTTCATTAAACGTTAATGAATACTCTACTGTGATTTTTTTTCGTTCGAAATCAACCTTGTCCCACCTTAAACCAAGAACTTCCCCTCGTCTCATGCCTGTTCTAGCAGCAATCAATAAAGGAACCATATAATATGGGTTCTCTGTTTTAGAGAAAATCATGAATCTTTTAATTTCTTCGGCTGACCAAGTGGTTTTTTTAGTTTGTCTTGGTCTGGGTAACTCAAGATGTTCTAAAGGGTTTTTTTGTAGAATATCTGTTTTAACTGCAAAATTTAAAGAACCTCGAAATAAAGTGAATGTGTATTCGATATATCTTTCACTTTTTCCTTCTTCTAGAAATTCAGTTACTAGTTTTTGTCCATGATGTAATTTTAATTCAGTTAATTTTAATGTTCCGATATAAGGTCGTATACGTCTGTCCAAAGCTCTGGTATAATTTAGTAGTGTTCTTTCAGTTACTTTCCTTTTGGCAACGTGTTCAAGCCAATGATCAATAAATTGTCCGACAGTTACATTATGATTATCGAATGAATAACCTTTGTTTATTTTGTCGATGAGAGAAGCGCAAGCAGACTGTGCTTCTTTTTTTGTTTTAAACCCAGATTGAGTTTTCTGCTTCCTTTTACCTGTCTCAGGGTCTCGTCCAACATCAATCGTAAATGACCAACTGTTTCCTCGTTTTCGGAAGTAACCTTTCATTAATCATCCTCCTTTGTTCCAATGATTATCATATCATCAGTGATGATAAACCAGTCCTTCGGCATTTCGTCGATTTCAATTTTTACTCTACCTTTCATAGAATCCCCCCAAGATGTTTAGTAGAAAACAAGAACGCCTGTTCTCATTTTATCATATCATAGGTAGGAAAATGGTTGTATTGCACATTTCGGACAATTTCAGTCAAAATAGTGCATTAATCGACATCTCTTAGTTGTTTCGCTATTTGGACCCATTTTTCAACATCTTTAATGTCAATTCCTTGTTCCTTCATTTTCTGTCCAAATGAGAGATAGGCTTTTTCTTCATTGGATAAAAAAACAGCATCTTCCTCCGTTAGGAAATGCGTTAAGTCTACGTTGAAAATATCAGCTAATTGTTCTAGTAATTCAATACTAATTTTTCTTTTTCCCCTTTCTAAGTGGGAAACATAACTGACAGAAACACTTAATTGATCAGCTAACCAGTGTTGGTTTTTACCTCTTTTTTCTCGTGTTTCTTTTATCTTGTTACCTATTTTTTCATACGTGTCCAACGTAATCCCTCCTATATATATCAACAGACTAATAATAATCCTTTATATACCTATTTGTAAAATTATTTTTGCAATTGTATCCATAATCTAAAATTTAATGTTGACCTATTTGTATAATCATGTATAATAAAATTAAGAAAGGTAAACATAACGCAAACAAGTGAAAAGAGGTGATAACTTGAACAAGGTCAAGCACTATCGTCTTGAAAAAGGCTTGACGCAAGCAGACCTCGCTAAACTTGTCGGTGTTAGTGTTTACTACATTAGTCGCATCGAAAATAACAAGCGTACGCTGTCAACAACTTTGGCAGCTCGAATCGCTCCACATTTAGGGGTCTCTGCGAGTGACCTCCTATCTTATCGATACGATTATACAAATAGGTCAACAAGGAGGTGTAAATTATGGAATTTAAAAAGGTTGAAGATTATCCCATTTTTTTAAAGGCGAAACATATACAGGAAATATTAGGAGTTTCTCAACGTCACGCCTACGAGATTATGGAATTGAAAGACTTTCCTCTAATCAGAATGGGCAGAAATAAGCGAGTTAACAGAGATGAATTCTTCAGTTGGGTTAATAAGTACAAAGTTAGCTGATTTGTATTCAGAAGATTATGAATAAGGAGGGTATCAAATGACTGCAGTTACTCAAGAAAGACTTAAGAAAGAATACTACGTATATTATCAAGTCGAAAATAAGAAAGGTTATCGCGAGGAATATTACATGGTTTTTCATGCTCGTAGTAAATCACAGGCTCATACTGAGTGGTACTTATACACCGAGGAACATGAGATTAAACATTTAGTTCCACATAGTGCAAGGGCTGTTTTAATGCATGACCCAAATCAAATATAGAGGGGAGGTATTTTCTGGTGACTGAACAATTAGCTCGTATCATGGAAAAGGCTGAGATGTTACCACACGTTAAATTGGAACATTGCCAGATTAATAAATATGTAACCATCACATTTCTTTGTAACAAGAGCGGATTAACCCTTTTTGAGTACAAGGTAAGCTATGACGAACTGTTTAACTTAACGATGGGTTACGACATTCAACCTCAGTTAGATGCAATAGAGAGAGCGTTAGACCAATTGCAGGAGGGCGTGGCGTAATGACGATATCTAAAGTTATAAATGCACTTGCCAAACAGTTAGTTGCTGCTAATGGAATGAATGCACCTCATGACGAGACGGCGGCACAAGTTATATTCTCGTTAGCGGATGAATTAGGGATTTCTGAGGAAGTCGAGTCCTCTTATCTAAACTATGAAAGCTCGAATGTTGAATAACCAATAAAGGAGCCATAACCATGTTAAAAACACTAGCAACCCTATACACTGCCACATCTCTACTATCTCTTAATCTCAGCACATCCGATTGTACCATCGAATCATTTGATAAGTACGGATGGACTCAATCCTTTGAGAGTGAAGCCTTTTGTGAAGCGGAGGACGGCAACATTATCATGATTGACTTAGCTCACCACCAGTTAGGGGATGAAGTGACTATCGTATACCCCTCTCATTTAGATAGCGAGGATTTAATGTATAGCCATGACATCATAAAAATTTTAGGAAATAAGGAGCGATGACCATGAACGCTGTAGAGTTAGACCGCCATATAACAGGCTACTATCGTAATGAACCTGTCCCTATCGCTAAGTGTGGCGAATGCAACACCGACTTATACGCTTTAGATGAAGCCATTATAGACGAAGGAGCCGACGAGTACCTTTGTGATGAAGATTGTTGGAATGAACGTCTATCGAAGATTTACAAGCCGAAATACGTCAGATTAAGCGAGTCGATACTATGACAGTTATTGAGAATTTAGAATCTGAATTAAAAGAGTTGCGCAGCAAGAAAAACACCGCATACCGAACAATAAAAATGTGTGATGAAAGAATCGAAGCTTTAGAAGAAGCGATAGAGCATTTAAGGATTCTGCCACGTTATCAAAAGGAGGATGACAATGATTGAGGAACGGAAGTTGGTTAAGAAACTAGCTCGTGTAATGAAAGAAGTTAAGAGTATTCCTAAGAATGGGTTTAATAAATTCCATAAGTACAACTATGTTTTGGAATCGGACGTAGCTGAGAAAGTTCGTGAAATTTTAGCAGATGAAAATATCATGATGATACCTAATATGACTTATCAATCAGTTAGAGAACACAAGAATCATAAGGGTAACATCGAATATATCGCTACAGTTGTAATGGAATTTACTTTTTACGATGGCGATACAGGTGAGGAAATATGTTTTCAAGTACCAGGAGAAGGGCAAGACGCAGGAGATAAAGCGATATACAAAGCTATTACAGGTGCTCAAAAATACGCCATGATGAAAGCATTCATGATTCCTACCGGTGATGACCCCGAAACAGATACAGGCACAGATGAAAGAAACAATGGATATTCAAAAGGGAATTCGACTCCTGCTAGTGATAATCAACTAGATTTAGTAAAGAAGTTAACTGAAGAAGTGGCTAAAAAGACGAAAATAACCGTTGAAGAAGCTTATGCGACATTGAAGAAACGTTTAAACACGAACAATGAAATGGCTAATTTCACAAAAGATGAAGCAAGCAAAGCGATTAATTATTTGAATGGAGTTAAAAAAGGAGCCTAAGCATATACGAGTGCAGGCTCCCCATATAACCACTGGAGATGATTATATATGAGTAGTGTACCAAAAACGATTAAGCATGGCAATGAGGAACATGAGGTTATCGATATCAGCTGTGGAGAAATAAGTGTACGAATCCTTGCTATTTCTGAATATGCAATCTTAGTGATTGATTATTATAACTTTGAAATAACCGAAAGCTCAGAAGTGATTTTCGACCATGTGGCACTCTCCAATCGTGAATTGATATTGATATTAGAGGAGAGAGGTGACTCACGTGTTAAATATTAGGCACCAAGGCAAAGTGTATGAGGTAGTAGGATTTGAAACGGTCATTAGCGACCGTATTCGAGTAGAGACATGCTATGCCATTCACGGGAGTTCCATCTTACAAGAGGGATATGTCTACTACAAAAAGGATGATATCTTAATCCATCTAAGAGATGTAATAAACGCCACGAGTGACACGCTTAAGCTTATCTTATCTAAACGAGGGATAAAGGTATGACATTGAAGAGGATAGGCTTTTGTACCGTATGTGGCATATGGGTGATGTTAACGGTGTATGGCTTGTTTTTTATATAGGGTGCTCGGTGAGTGCCCTTTATCTATAAATAGTGAATAGTATGACCAAGTAAAGAACTACATCCAGAGAGATGATGAAACAAGGGAGTGAGATATTTGAAAGTTTGGATTACTTATTTTGTAGATAGTTATAGTGGAGAAACATTTATTGATAAGGTGTTCAATGATGAAGAAAAAGCAAAGAGACACATTGAATTTAAAGATGAGATGACAGGCCATATGTGGAGTTATTTTGATAAAGATGTTGAATAGTCTGACCAAATAATGTACTCGAAATGAATCATAGGCAATAAGCGCAAAATTGCGCTCATTAAGGAGGGGTTACATGGAGGTATATGTCGTATTATACGAACACTATTTACAAGACCATAGGATTGATGTTGTGGGTGTATTTGAAAATATATCAGATGCTGAGGAAGCTTGGAAAAAAGCAAGAGAAGATATGGATTTTCGTGATGAATGTTGGACAGTCACTAAAGATTTAAATCGAGATTACGGAAAGGAGCGATACTAATGAAAAGTGGATGGATTATTAATTTTAAAGACGGAGGACAACTGTTTTATTCGGAAGAAGGGTACCAAGATCACGTTAAAACTAGAAATGTAAACGACATAAAATCAGAAGAATATTGGTTTGATATAAATGATTTAATCAAAAAGCATCCTTGGGTAAGGAAAACACCATAAAACTATTAGAGGGGAGCCATCCCCTTTTTACATTAGGAGGTAAACAATGAGAGAGATTAAGTTCCGAGTGTATTCAAAATTAAAAAAACGTATGTTTCAGTGGGAAGAGATTCCGTCATTTGTAGGATTAAATGCTCTATCAGATAACGTTGAAAATGAAAAGTATAGTAGTTGGATGCAATATACAGGACTTAAAGATGATGTAAATGCGACAGAGATATTTGAAAGAGATATCGTAAATAGGCAGGTTTTTGATTATGGAGAAAAAAGAATCTTTGTAGGTGAAGTGAAAATGTTTGAGGGCGCTTGGTGGATAGATAATGGAAAAGCTGCCGTTCCGTTATGGAATGAAAATCATCTATTTGAAGTTATTGGTAACATATACGAGAACCCAGAACTACTTGAACAGGAGGTAAAGGGATGAGCGAAGACAATCAAAAATGGGGCGTATGCTATGAAACTGATGAGGGATGGAAGATTCAAGGTAATCGAGTTTATTCAGACCATGATTTCGCCTTACAAGAAGCTATGATGTGGACTTTTGAAACAGGTATGCAGCATGTAGTTAAGCCAGTGCACAAAAAGAATAATACTTAACCACAGGGGCGCTTGCCCCTTTCCATTACTCAAAAATAGATCTAATTTTCAGACAACTACACCCTAAAAAAGAACTGGTGTTCCTGTTTTTACCAAAATAAAAAGGAGTCGTTTTCTATGAAAAACCGATCCCCTCCCCCTTATTCATTTGTATGTATTATGTAAAAGCTTATTTATGAGTGAGCGAAGAACTAAAGGTTTTGATCTATCTGTTTGATCAAAAAATAAGCCTGGTAAGCATTATTCCCCTTTAGACTCTTCCTCTTTATCTGTATTCATTGCTTTTTTAAGAAGTTCTTGGATTGCTTGTGATCTGTTTTTGATACGGTTATCAAATTGATAATCTTCAACTAGTTTTAGTAATTCTTCATCAATAGTGATATTAATAATTGGTTTTGCGTTAGGTGATTTTTTGTGACCTGACATAATATGTTTCCCTCCATATTTTTATTACTACTAATTAATTGACAGTATAACATAATGTTGGTCTAGTAAACCACTAGTTTGTATAAAAATAAGTCTTTATACCTATATTATTTACCACTAAACCACTAGACCAACAAAGAAGGCTATGTTAAAATTACTTTATAGCCACTAGACCACTAGCGTTTGGAGGTGCAGAATATGGCTAAGAAATCAATAAATGTAACTATCGACAAGGATTTGCTTGAATTAATCGATGGCGATAGAAGAAAGAAATCAGTTGAAGACAACACTGACATTTCTCGCTCTTCTTACATTTCATCTTTATTAGTCAAAGGGATTAAAACAGCAAATTCCTAGTTCAAAAACCGCCTGCTCTAGGGTGGGCGGTCATTACAAAAAAAGAGAGGGTGAAACGAATGAATCAACTAGCAGTAATTGAAAGGGAAGGTCAAAGAGTATTAACTACGAGTCAGTTATCGGAATCATTTGGAGCAGATAGCAAATTGATTAACAGGAACTTTCAAAGGAACTCAAAACGATTTAAAGAGGGTAAGCACTTCTTTTCGCTAACAGGTTCCGAGTTAAGAGAATTTAAAGGGTCACGTCAAAATGACGACAGCCTAAAATTCACATCAGTTTTATATCTATGGACTGAAAAAGGCGCTTGGTTACATGCTAAGTCATTAAATACTGACGAAGCTTGGGATGCTTACGAAATGTTGGTTGATGATTATTACAATGTTAAGCAGACAGAACTTAATACTTCGGTATTATCACCAGAGCTTCAAATGTTTAAACACTTATTCGATACAGTCGCTCAAAAACAAATTGAGGATGCTGAAAGAGATAAGAAACTAAATAGACTTGAAACTCACGTAACAACGATTAAAGAGACATTCACTGAACATAAAGACGAAGATTGGCGTAAATCAATCAATAAAATGCTTCGAGAAGCTGCTAGACGAACAGACGGCGACCATCAAGGTGTTAGACGTATGAGTTATTTAAAGCTTGAAGAAAGAGCGAGATGCAATCTAGCAATTAGACTCACAAACTTAAAAGACAGATTAGAAGAGGCAGGAGCAACTAAGACGAGAGTTAAAGATGCAAACAAGCTTGATGTTATCGAATCTGATACACGATTAAAAGAAATCTACACAACGATTGTCAAAGAGTTAGCAATCGGAAGTCTAGTCTAAGGAGGTTCTTATGGTAACGAAATCGACAATTCTACATTTCGATGGTAGCCGCTCGACTTTTGAAATTTCTAATTTTAGCGGAGGGATTGATTTAAAAGTTGTTCAGCTTGATTCAGTTGAAAAGCCAGTAAGTGAAGTTGAATTCATGTTAGAGGACGAAGAAGCGGAAGAGTTAATCAAAGTTTTACAAAGCTTCCTAGAAAATGAAAAATAGCCACTGCTCGCAACAGTGACTTCATAACCGCTCTCTAATAAAATTGTTAAGTTAATTATACCAATAGAGAGCGGAAATATCAAGTATTTTCGTGAGGTGTAAAGGATGAATCGAGATTTTAAGGGGATTTGGATCCCAAGAGATATTTGGTTATCGAATGACCTAAGTACACAAGAAAAAGTCTTTATGGCTGAGATAGATAGTTTGGATAATGGACCTGGTTGCTTCGCTTCAAATAAACACTTTTCAGAGTTCTTTAATCTTTCAAAAGGAAGATGCTCACAAATCATAGCAACTTTAGAAGAAAAGGGTTTTATAAAAGTGAAAATGCAATATAGTTCAGATGGAAAAACAGTTGAAAAAAGATTCATTAAGGTAGTTAGTAAATTAACCACCCCTAGTAAGTATTCTAAAGGGGGGTATTTAGAAAATGATGAGGATAGAAATACATTATTAGATCTTAAAGAAAAAGAAGAAGAAACAGTTAACCCTTTTACTTTCTACCAACAAAACATAGGGATGCTATCACCTTATGAAACACAAACACTTACTAACTACTTAGATGTTGATGGAGTAAAAGAAGAAGTCTTAATACTAGCCATTCAACAAGCAGTCTTAAATGGGAAGAAAAACATGAGATATATAGCAGCTATCCTTAATGACTGGATAAAGAGCAACGTCACAACCGTTGAACAAGCACAAGCTAAGATAAATGAGTTTAGTAATAAGAGGAAGGCTCCTGCTAAACCTAAACAACGAAAGGTGGCTGACTTTTAATGCTAACTAAAAGTACCTTTCAAGATGGGATGAACAAACTATTAATCTTTTATCCTCACTGGAACATCAATTTAGAAGAGTCGGAAATCGCAATAGCTTGGTATCAGAAGTTTTTGAGATTTGATGATAGTTCTTTCCAGACAATGGTTGATAAATACATCGAATCAGAAACCTATGTACCAACTGTAGCAGGATTAAATAAATATAAACCTAATCCTCGTTTTGAAAAGAACGCTTCTTACTTGGATAAGGTAGTGGAAATGAGAGGTTTCTAATATGCAAGAAGGAGTGCTACTGGGTTGCATCTTACAAGATAATACAATCATCAAAGAAGTGACCTTAACAGTGGATCACTTCAACGATGTAAGAAACAAGCAAATCTATAAGGTCATGCTAGACCTTGAAAGAGAAGGAGTAGAGATTGATCCTATCACCATTATGGATAAGGTAGGTGTCACCTCTTACAACCAACTAGGGGGAGGGCATTATATACAGCAATTAATGAATAGCGTGCCTTCCTCCCACGCTTTCAAGACTTATGAAAATCTCATTATCAGAGACTGGAAAGAAAGAGAATCCAAGCGATTACTCCATCAATACAGCAATCAAGATTTAAAAGAGGGCGAAATACAAAAGTTGATTGCCGAATTGAACATCTTAGATGAATCCAATCATAACCACAGCTTCAATAAAAAATCCTTGTTGCTAGATATGTATGAGGAAGTGGACACCGAAACCCCGAAAGGAATGAGCGGTATTCCCACAGGGTTAACGGATTTAGATAAGTTCTTAGATGGCTTCCAAGAAGAAGAATCTATCATTATCGGAGCTAGGCCATCGATGGGTAAGACAGCGACTATCCTAAACATGGCGCTTGCAGCAGGTAAAAGCGGAGCAATACCTGTTATCTTTTCCCTTGAAATGAGCGAGAAACTATTATTAAAACGATTGATTTCTAGTATTGCTAATATAGATGGATTCAAGACAAAGAACCCTTTCCACTACATGAACGACAAGGAAAAAGAACGTTGGAAGGATGCAATAACCGTCCTTGAAAAGATAGAGTTCTACATCTACGACAAGAGCGGAATGAAAATAAACGAAATGAGAGCCAAGATAAGGCGAATACAGCGAGATAACCCAAATCAGAAGGTTATAGCATTCATTGATTATTTAACGCTTATACAGCCAAGAGAGAAGTATAACGGTAATTCTCACCAACAAATCACAGAGATAAGCGCAGACCTTAAGGCGATGGCAAAAGATTTTAAAATACCAGTTGTCACACTTGCTCAATTAAGTAGAGGGGTTGAACAACGTCAAGATAAGCGACCGATGATGTCAGACCTCAGAGAAAGCGGAAGTATCGAGCAGGATGCCGATGTGATTATGTTTTTATACCGTGATGATTACTACAACAAAGAGTCAGAGAATGCCAATATCCTAGAAATTATCATTGCTAAACAAAGAAATGGAGCGCTAGGAACAGTAGAAGCAGCTTACATCAAAGAGTTTAGTAAAGTGGTGAATTTAGATAGGAGGATGTCATGACCGTTCGTGAAGTCTATGTAGAAGCGATAAAAGAAGGTTTCAAAGAGCTTCAAAATGTCATATTGGTTTGTATTCATAAGCAAGTAGTCAACTGGACGGATCCTTGCGAAAACTTAAACAAATTCTTTGATACGAGATATACAAAGCGATTTTTAGAAGTCATGAAGGAAATCGGCATAGGAGGTAACAATGAGCAAACTATTGGAAGTCACAAATAAGATTGAAAGCATACTCGTTAAACATTGTAGAGAATGCAAGCTTGTACCAGTCGAACAGAAAGATAATAATTCAATCAAGTTTTGTAAACCTTGCCCTCATGCTCAAGCGTTGGAACGATGCGGAAAAGAGATGACCGCTATAACAAAGAGTAAAAAGAAAGTAGCGAAATCAGTAGCTAAGAAGGTAGTCGTACCCAAGGAGAAAAGAGGTCCATTGGATATAGACGAGGTAAGGGAAATCAAAAGGTATTTACAAACTAAAGAATTAAGCCAAAAGGAATTAGCTGTGAAATACAACGTATCAATATCGCTTATTTCTAAAATCAATAAAGGTAAAAGACATTCAGAAGTAACGATATAACAAGGAGGGTTTATTGATGACGGAGAAAGAAATCGAAATGTTAAAAGCAGATTTAAAAGCTGAAATCATCAAAGATCTAACAGGAAAAGACTTGCGAGTAGCACAAGATAAATCAAAGCCTTTAGCAGAAGTTTATAACAAATATAAGGATGAACTTCATAAGAAATACGGAAATGTCACATGGGGTAACGTTTGGGAATGTGTTAGAAAACTAGCGGTATATAGAGCGGGACATAGATATGTACGTGATTTATTGCCAAGTGAGGAAGTAGAAGCGGCTAAGTTTGCAGAACAAATTCTTGAAGAAATGCTCAATTAGGAGGTTGCCCATGAGACTTGACCTTGAACCGGTACGAAGTGTAGCCAAGCCTAATCATAAACGACAATCTAAACTGAGAGCACAAAGAGGGAAGTTTCCTAATGCAGTACGAGCGGAAATTAAGAAACACTTTCAAGATACCTGCCAAGAGTGCGGAGGTAAAGGAATTCATATACATCATGTGCAACCCAAGGGCAGCGGAGTAGGAAGAGGAGTATTCACGAACGGACTACTACTGTGTAACAAGTGTCATCGATGGATACACGATGAACCTAGCCAGAAAAGGTTGAAGTATTGGCAGGAGGTTTTCAGAAAGAAGCATGGACCTAATTATTACAAGGATTACGAAGATTTAAAGCGTGAAGCTTGGGAGAAATCCAATGCGTTGGGTAACTAGACACGATTCCATAGGTGCTGACAAAGAAGAATTAATGACAATCGTTGTGTATGAAGATGGAATGACCGAAAAAGAGGTAGTCGCAGAAAATAAGGGTCAACTTTATACACGTTACTGGATAGAAGGCAATAAGAATCCAAATATAGCATAGTTTAAAAATTTCAATCAATCAAGAGAGAAGGAGTGTTCGGCATATGAAGATGTTTTTATTTGAGGACTTAGATGAGGTATCACCAAACTATCATTGTAACGGTGGATTAGTCGTAGTTGCTAGGGATAAGGACCATGTAAAGGAACTAATCGCAGAGGAACGAGTTTAAATAGGGAGGGGAATCAAATGGCAACTTATAAACAAATAAACTATATAAAAACTATGGCAAGTGGAGCATCAAGAAGAACAAAAGAAGAATTAGAAGAAGTACTTTTGAACAAAGAGACACCAAAAGAAATAATTGAATATTGGATAAAAAGGCTTGAGAGAGAAGGTAATTAACTTCAAATGACTCATGTAGAAATATTGAAGATTGATGTTTCGGTGAGAGGTATGAGTTTAGGTAGAGGGAAGTGAGATTATGAAAGTTTTAGTAGCTTGTGAGTATAGTGGAACTGTGCGAGATGCTTTTATTGCAAGAGGTCATGATGCGATGAGTTGCGATTTACTAGATTCCGATTCATCAGGTCCTCACTATAAAGGTGACGTATTCGATATCATCAATGACGGTTGGGATTTAATGATTGCTCATCCACCTTGTACTTACCTTTCAAACAGTGGTGTTACCTGGTTATATAAACAAAAAGAGCGATGGAAGAAGATGATTGAAGGCGCTGTGTTTTTTAGAAAGCTGCGCGAATCAAACATATCTAAGATAGCGGTAGAAAATCCAATTATGCACAAGTACGCCAAACAGATTATAGGAGCGGAACAAACACAAGTTATTCAACCTTGGATGTTTGGCCATATGGAGCAAAAAGCAACGTGCTTATGGTTAAAAGGATTACCACCTTTGATACCTACAAATGACGTTAAAGAAGAAATGATGAAGCTACCTAAGGTTAAAAGAGAGCGAATTCATTACTTACCGCCTTCAAAGGATAGAGGGAAAATCAGGAGTAAAACTTATGAAGGTATAGCTCAGGCGATGGCAAGTCAATGGGGAACAAAATGAGTGAGTTAGAGTTTAATGAACAACGCATAGTGTTTCAAGCGGAGCTAAGTAAAGTTTTTGATTACGTTGATATGGTAGAGATTTACGAGGCTCGCTCTAGGGAAAGCCATGCAGGCTATATTATTGATGAAGATATGTGGATATTCATGAATTTCGCTTCTTACGCAGGGAGTTTAATGAGAATCTCTTATTACAAATACGTATATAAAAAGGGATTCGATGTTAGAGCTTTAGCTGACGCAAGCGTAATAGTCTATATGTTTCAAGGTGTTTATAAGTTTAATTTAGAGCCTTATATCAATAAAAAAGAAGTAAAGGCAGCCTTGAATAAAACAAGGTACCCTAAGTGGACGAGACTAGGTTTAATCGGTGGTAGCACAAAAGAATTAATTGATTTAGGGAAAGAATTTGGAGTATATATGGATGGTTTTCTCAACGGGTAGTTGAAACAATTAGAGACTTTAAGTGTGGCGGCTTAAAGTCTCACCTGAAAAAGTCAATAACACTCTAAATATACAGTATTCTAAAATTTTTAATCAATCAAGAGAGAAGGTGCGTTCGGTGTTACGAATAGACAACGGAAAAATCATGAAGAACGACATAGAGATAGTAGCCAACATGTACCCACATTTTAGCGGAGAAGGGTTTTACGTAAAGATGCTGAGTCACGGTAAGGATTTTACGGTAGCGAATAGAGAAGAAGCTCTATCGAGAGTAGAAGAGGTGTTGAAGTGAATACAGTAAATTTAATTGGTCGCTTAGGGAAAGATGCTGAACTTAGGTATTCGCCACAAGGTACGGCAATAGCTAACTTTTCATTAGCAGTAACGAGACAATACAACAGGGATGAAACGGACTGGATTAACGTTGTTTGCTTCAAAAAGACAGCGGAAAATACAGCGCAGTATACAAAGAAAGGCTCGCAAGTCGGTATTGTAGGTAGAATTCAAACGCGGAACTATGAAAATAACGAAGGTAAGAGAATTTACGTCACAGAGGTTGTAGCAGATAATATTCAGTTTTTAGATAATAAGAGCCAAGGTGACTCACAAAATACGAATACAAGTCAATCTCAGCAGAATGATGACCCATTCGGCGGTAGACCTGTTGACATTTCGGATTCTGATTTGCCGTTTTGAGGAGATAACTATGGACAAAATAAAATCAGCATACATTGTGTGTAGAGAAAACTATAAAACAAATTGCCATAACTGCCCTGTGCGTCCTGAATGTGTTGTAGAGATAGGAGCAGGGCAAGAAGCACATGAGAAGTGGGTAGCATCGGTTAACGGAGCGGCTGAACGTTATTTGAGTGAAAGAGAAAATATATCTTAGGAGGGCACTATGCTATCAAACCTATTCGACTTACAACGTAAATTAGATCAAAGAATCATAGATGATAAAAAGTTACATGACGAGGACTTACTACCAAAGAAAATCCTAGCTCTACAAGTGGAGTTAGGGGAGCTTGCGAATGAATGGAGAGGGTTTAAATTTTGGAGTGAGAATCAAGAGCCAAATACAAACGCATTGAGTATAGCAGGGAATAAAGCAAAAAAATACAATCCACTCTTAGAGGAATATGTCGACTGCTTACACTTCATTTTGAGCATTGGATTAGAACTTAGGCTAACTCAGTTTGAATATCTATCGCCAGAAGGTCTTGATATTACTGAATGTTTTATTGAATTAATGAGCGATGCTTGGGAAATTCAAAATGATTGGAAAAATAATAGAGTTGACGAAGAGGTATATTCGAGAATCGTTATCCAATTCTTGTATCTGGGTAAAAAGCTAGGTTTTACAGAGGAGCACGTAGAACAAGCATACATCGAAAAGAACAAAGAGAATCACAACCGCCAAGACAGGGGGTATTGAGATGAAGTATGAAACCATAGCAAAAAAAATCGGTCAACTGGTAGATAAGAAGAATGAGCAATATGGAGATGCGTTTTTAAAGGTAGGGGAATTCTTGAAAATACTCTATCCCAACGGAGTGCAACCTCACCAATATCAAGACATGCTAGTCATGGCAAGAATCTTTGATAAGCAAATGAGAGTAGCAAACGGAAATCAAGGAGACGAGAACGCCTTTACTGATATAGCAGGTTACGGAATTTTAATGAGTGGTAGAAAAGGTGTAGATAACACAAAAGAGTTAATGGAAAAAGCGATTAAAGCGTATAGGGAGAAAAGCGAAATTGCAACTATGAACTATGAGTGAATCCATATTCGAGCAAATCAAACGGATGAAAGCAAAGGACAATAAGCAGGAACAGCGGGCGCAAGAAACAAAGGTCGGTCGCTGTGGGTGTGGGTGTGGGAGATTTAAACATCAAATGAGAGACAGAAGCCTTATGAGGATATGCAAAGATTGTAATTCTGAAAGGGTGTTCTAATGATAATTACACTAGCAATAGTAGGATGGCTAATGTCGGTATGGTTCATAATTCGTTTTTTCCAAGTGACGACGAGAGGTGAACAATGACAACGATAGGATTTGTAATAGATGGAGAAGCGGTCGCACAAGGTAGACCGAGGTTTGGGAAGGGTAGAGCTTATGACCCTACTAAATCGAGAGACTATAAACAGTATGTGAGATTAGTAGCGAGTCAGCATAAGCCTGCAAAGCCTTTTGAGGGGCAAATAGCACTTAAGGTAAGGGTTTATAAGCCAATCCCTAAAAGTATGTCTAAGAAGCTAAGAGAAGAAGCAATAAAGGGAACGATACAGCCTGTTACTAGACCTGACGTTGATAATTACGTTAAAGGTATAAAGGACGGAATGAACAGCGTGATATGGAATGATGATAGCCAAGTAGTAGAGCTTACAGTGAGTAAGTGGTATAGCGAGAATCCTAGAGTTGAGGTAGAGGTAACGGAGAAAGGGTGATTTGATGAAATATCGTAAAAAGCCAGTAGAGGTAGAAGCGTTTCAATGGACAGGTGACATGTATCAAAAAGAAGATCCAGTGTGGATAGTTGAAGCTATTAAAAAGGGTGAAGTTAGATTTATAAACGAAGGAACAGAAGATGTAGCAATGTTTATCGATACTCTAGAAGGAACTATGTTAGCTGATAGAGGTGACTACATCATAAAAGGGATTAAAGGAGAATTATATCCTTGTAAACCAGATGTATTCGCAGCTACTTATGAGGTGGTGGAGGATGAATCGCCAATACGTTGAGTTAACTCAAATAACAAAAGAAATGTATGACATTACTAAGCGGATGGAGAAAGCAAGTAAAGAAATATTCCGTTTAGCTGAGAATAAAGCCAATACTGAATTAGAATACCGCAGGGAGCTAGGGAAGAGCATTGTCAGATTAAGGAGTGAGGGAGTGCAAGCAACCCTCATTCCGGATATGGCAAGAGCAGAAGTGGCGAATTTAAAACATGCTAGAGATATGGCGCTGGAGCTTCATAGGAGTGGATTAGCTTCACTAGATGTAATTCAGTCGCAAGGGAACATATTGCAAAGTATCAGTAAGTATCAGAGTGAAGTATAGGGGGAGTTACATGGCGATTAAAACAAGAAAACCGACATTTAAGCATATAGAAGCCGAATGGAGCAATTACCATGAGACGCTTAAAGAAATCGCTAATTTAAGACAAGAGATTATCAATCCTTTTGACGAGGAAATCAACGACCCTACGGTTATAGCAGGAACGAATAGTGTTAGATGTGTAGGTCATCCTACTGAACAAATAGCGGTGAGGTTATCAGCAAATAAACGATTAGACTACCTGGAGAGCATGGCGACAACGATAGAACAGGTCTATAATGCTCTACCAGATAATTATAAGGAGCTTATAAGGTTAAGGTACTGGAGAAAAGAAAAGTTGAAATGGGATGGAGTAGCGATGAAGCTATATATCAGCGAAAGACAAGCGAGAAGATGGAGAAATGACATTATGCAAGCTACTGCTGAACAACTAGGATGGAGATAAATATAGTATAATTAAATAAAAAAGAGAGGTGATGGAATGTATACGGATGAAAGGGAATTTTGGGAAAAGATTAAGAGAATTGCTGAATCATTAGATTACATTACAACTTTCAAAGGAAATGCAGAAGCTGAAATTGTAGAAGTGAATAATAACTCAATTGATATTAGGCTAAAGAAAGATAATAACCTCTTAGAAATCAATCGTAATGTATTTTTAAAGGCTTTAAGTATAGTCAATGAAAAAGGGAGAGTAAGGCAAGCTGATATAAAAGAACCTACTGTCGAGAGGTATGTATTAGGATTTATGTTGCTGCTTCCTAAGTTTGATAAATTAAAGGAAATACAAGGTTCAGACACTATAAGTTATTTAATTTATAAGTAAAGATGTCCGTTTTTGCACTTAATATGGTGTTATTATGATAGTATCAGCGAATTACCATAAAAGTCACCTACCTACAGGGTGTAAGTTGTAGGATATTGTTTCTATCTCCTATCGGTGAGTATGTGCGACTTACCGATTCGCACAGGGAGAAAATAGTCCACCTATAGAGTTAACTCTTTAAACGGGCATCGGGTTGAGCGTACGCCAACGATTCAGCGAAATGTAGCTGTCTTAGCCTGGTAGGTGGATTTAATTAAATAGCTAGTGATACGTAGACTAGTCTATATCGAGAAAGAGTCATTCCTAATGGGGTGGCTCTTTTATTATGGGGTGAAACAGATGGAAGATATAAAAGAGGTAATTCTGAACGATGAACAATTACAAGAGAAACTTACTTTCTGGCAGAAGAAACTTAGATTGCAAGATTGGATTATAGAAGTAAGGGTAGCAAGAGCATCTGAAATAGAGCGAAACAGAGCAGCGGAAGTGAGTTGGGTACTGCCTAAAAAGATGGCATCTATCTGTATATTAGACCAAGAAGATTACCCAAGAGGTCTTATGGGTGAAAGAGATATGGAAAATGACCTTGTTCATGAACTGTTGCATCTTCATTTTGCGCCAATACATGATTTTAATTCAGATAATGAGCATTATGAAATATACGAGGAACAAGCGATCGAGAGTATCACTTATGGGTTAATCGCATTAGAGAGAACATGAACAAGGAGAAGCAATTTCATAAATGTAAATCGTGTATTTGGGCAACTTGGGTGCATGATAAGAAAGTTATGTGTGGTTACGGTAGATGCGTGAAGGAGGTAAGGAAATGACTTACAAAAAAGAAGATTGTATAAAAGATACCAAGGAGCACATAGGGCAAGTGAGAGGATTTATGCTTATGTTCGCCCAAGAACTTATACAAAGAGCAATTGTGCACGACCAATCGAAGTTAGAAAGTCCAGAACTAGAGATATTCACTGAGTATACACCAAAACTAAAACACAGCACCTATGGTTCAGAAGAATACAAAAAGTTTTTAAATGAAATGCAGGTGGCTCTCAAACATCACTATGCCAATAACAGCCACCACCCAGAACATTATGAGAATGGAATTAAAGGGATGGATTTAGTAGATATCGTTGAAATGATATGTGATTGGAAAGCAGCGACTATGCGTCATGATGATGGTGATATTAAAAAAAGTATTAAGATAAACAAAGATAGATTTAATTATTCTAATGACTTGGCACATATTTTTAATAATACTGTTAAATTATTCGAGGGAAGTTTCCAATGAAATACATCCTACTATCTCTTATATTCTACTGTGGCTGTCTCATCACAGATGGGATAACGGAACCACCTGTGAGGTTGAGGGATTATACGTATATCGGATAGGAGGTCATCCTATGGAGTTCAACAAAGAAAGATTTAATTATATCAATGACAGAGTGAACGGTGTAGGTAAGCTCATGTTAGAAGAGATGAACATGCTTAAAGATATAGGAATTGACTTAACTCATTATGGTATATCGAGAGAAGATGTATCTTGCGGATTGATAGATAGTGAAAAGTATTTAGGGAAACTTGAATATATGCTTTATTTTGGATAAAAAGCAGGTAATTAGTCACCCTTTGCCGAAATGTAGGTGAAAGGAGATGATTTTATGATAAAGAATAAGTTATTTACAAAAGATGATGTATTAGATTTGTTAATGAAAGCAGATAATACAGTTTACAATGCATTGGCGGTTGATAAAGAAGGAAATTTGAAATTAATCTCTTTGGATGAGATGCAAAGTAATGAATACGGAGAAAGAATAGAGGGATTCGCCCCTCATAATAATTATGTGGGCAAAGATATGAATAGTAACCATGTGACGAATACATATAAAATGTTACTAGAATCGTGGTTAGATTATTTAAAGACTGGTCAAGAAGGTTATGAGGATATACACACATCTAGAAGTGAAGAAGAAATTTTAAATGACTTGAAACAGTATTACAAATAATAGTAGTCACTCTAATAGGGTGGCTTTTTTTATGTTCTGAATAGCAAGGAGTTGAGGGAAGTGAAATAACATGGCTAAAGGTAAATATCATGATTGGCTAACCGAAGAAGGATTGATAAAGATAGAGGGATGGGCGAGAGACGGACTAACGGATGAACAAATCGCTCATAACATAGGGATTACTAAGAGTACATTGTATGAATGGAAGAATAAATACGCGGAGTTTTCGGACGCCTTAAAAAATGGTAAAGAGGTAGTGGATAGGCAAGTAGAGAATGCTTTGCTTAAGAGAGCGTTAGGGTTTCACTATCAAGAAGAGGTTGCCTTGCCGTCCGGTGTGGAGAAAGTCACAAGGTATGAAAAGCCAGACGTAACAGCCGCTATCTTTTGGCTTAAGAATAGAAAGCCTGAGACTTGGCGAAATAAAGAGAATGTGGATATTGAGAAGATTAAGGCTGAGACTACTCTAACTAAAGCTAGAACTGAATTGATTAAAGGCGCTAAGAATGATACTAGCTTGATGGAAGCCCTTATTGATGTGGTGAAGAAAGATGATTAAGTTTTCACCTAAGCAACAGCAAATCATACAGGCTCCGTTTGATGTGACATTGGAAGTCAACGAGGGTACACCGAGAAGCTCAAAGACAACAGCGGGAGTATTTAGATACGCTCGTTATTTAATCATGTCTAAGGACGAGAATCACCTAATAGTCGCTTATAACCAAGAGCAAGCCTATCGTCTGTTCATGGAATGTGACGGCTTCGGACTCATTCATATATTCGGAAACAACGCTAAGATTAAGCATGATGAAAAAGGCGACCACTTGGAAGTACACACTCCTAACGGAGTCAAACGAGTGTACTATAAAGGTGGCGGTAAGTCAGATAGTGTAAAAGCTATTACTGGTATGTCATTGGGTTCTGTGGCATTTTGTGAGATTAACCTCTTGCATATGGATATGATACAAGAGTGCTTCCGTCGAACGTTTGCAGCTAAAGACAGGTATCACTTAGCGGACCTCAACCCACCTGCTCCTAATCATCCTGTAATTAAAGAAGTATTCGAGGTACAAAAGACTCGTTGGGTACACTGGACGATTGACGATAACCCAATAATCACAGAAGAGAGAAAACAGGAGATATATGAAACGCTCAAAAAGAATCCGTATCTATTACAGCGAGATTGGTTCGGTAAGAGAGTTATCCCTAGTGGTGTCATATACAGCATGTTTGATATGGATAAGAACATCATTCCTAAGCTCGAAGGAAAGAAGATGGAGTTATACTTTTCTGCTGATGGTGGTCAATCGGATGCGACGAGTTGTAGTTGTAACATTGTCACAAGGTACGGAGGGCGAAACTTTAAACTTAATCGTGTGGCTCATTACTATCACAGTGGCGCCGATACAGGGCAAGTGAAAGCTATGAGTATATATGCAAGAGAACTTAAGCGGTTTATAGAGTGGTGTGAGAAGCGCTTCGACATGAGACGGTCGGAGTTTTTTGTCGATCCTGCTTGTAAATCATTACGAGAAGAATTGCACCTATTAGGAATAAGTACAAGTCCAGCTAACAATAACAGCAAAGATATCAAGGGTTCATCAAAAGGAATCGAAGTAGGAATTGAGCGTAAACAAAACCTACTAACAAATGAACAATTTGTATTGGTTGAAACATCCGAATACGACCATTACCACTTTTTAAAAGAGATTGGTATGTATGCGCGAGATGACAAAGGAAAGCCGATAGACGCAAACAACCACAGCTTAGATGAATCCAGATACGCAACAAACTATTTTTACAGAAGGTATATCAAGTAAGGCGGTGAGGATATGTTTAAACGTCTCATAAACGCATTGAAAGGAGGTTTGATTCGATTGGGGTTAATAAAGGCGCTTGGTGATGTGACCGAACACAAGGATATAGAAGTCAACAAAGAGATGTTCGAAAAAATTGAGCTATGGAAAAACTTGTACAAGGGTTATCACAAACCGTGGCACAATATTGAGTACAACACGATTAAAGGTCCAGGCACAAGAGATATGGAAACTCTCAATGTGGCAAAAGTAGCAGCTGCTGAAATGGCTAGCTTAGTGTTCAACGAAAAATGCAGTATCAGCATAGGTGATACAGGAACAGAAGATTTTATAGTTGAGCAATTCAACCATAACAAATTCAATAAACGTTTCCAAGATTACTTAGAGTATTCCTTCGCTCATGGCGGTATGGCGATAAAGCCGTATATTGAGGATGGTCAGATAAAACTAACATTCGTCACTGCTGATTGTTGTATTCCTATATCGTGGAGTAATGACACCATCACAGAAATGGTATTCCCCAACACATTCACGAAAAAAGGGAAGAGTTACACTCATTTAGAGTGGCATTTACGTGAAAATGGTTCGAACATCATCCGTAATGAGGTATACGAGTCTACGAATGGTGATGATTTAGGCTATAAAGTCAGTTTAAGCGACCATTTCCCAGACTTAGAGGAAGAAGTAGTTATCCCTATCAAACGTACTCTCTTCACCTATTTCAAGCCGAATACAGCGAATAACATCGACACTCGTTCTCCATTGGGAATATCGCTGTTCGCTAATGCGCTCGATACAATGAAAGCTATCCATACAGCCTTTGACTCATTTCATCGTGAGTTTAGGCTAGGGAAAAAGCGTATTTATGTGCCTGCTCATATGGTTAAGACTGTTATCGATGAACAAGGTGTTCCTGTAAGGTACTTTGATGCTACAGATGAAGCTTATGAAGCATTTGGAGGTACCGAAGAGGGAGATAAGATACAAGAAAGTATCATCGAGCTAAGAGTAGAGGAACACATATCAGGTATTAACGCACTGTTGAACCTCTACGCTATGCAGACAGGCTTTTCTGGGGGAGCCTTTACATTTGATGGCAATAGCATGAAAACAGCTACTGAGGTCGTTTCTGAGCAATCTAAGACATTCAAGAGTAAGCAGTCACATGAAACTATCATCGAGTCGGGATTACAAGACCTCATATATACCATATTAGAGCTTGCTAATTGGGGCAGCATTTATAAAAACAGTGGCAATTTTGATATAACGGTAGGTTTTGATGATTCGATTGCAGAGGATAAAGGTTCTGAGATAAAACAACAGATTCAACTAGTGACTAGTAACCTGCAATCTAAAAAGAGAGCGATTATGAGAATACATGATGTCACAGAAAAAGAAGCTCTTGAAATATTAACCGAGATAAACGAAGAGAACAAGGTGAACTTACTTCCTCAAACCAATGAGGAATCTCTCTTATATGGAGCTATTGAGTAATGGCTAGTCCTAAGATTACACCTAATGAGATATTTAAGAGGTCGCAGAGTGTAAAACATATATATGCTTCTTTAGAGGATGAAATCTTTCAGCTTATAGCTAGGACTTTACGAACACCTCAGAATTATGATGATGTACTTCAATGGCAAGTAGAGAAGATGAATGATTTACACATGATTAATAGGCGTACGGTCACTGAACTATCGAAGGCGACAGGATTAGCAGAAAAGGAAATAGAAAAGGCGATACGAGATGTGGCTTACGGCTCTATAGAGGATATAGACAATCAACTAAAGTCGCACTATCAAACGTTACCGGTTCCTAGTCACGTTGACCAGATTATTGATACATTTGCAAACAGAGCTATGAGAGACTACCAAAACTTTGTTAATCAATCACTCATTACAACCTCATATGGAGTGGGAACAGCTACACAAACCTATCAAAGAATTATCGAGCAATCCACAGCTAAGGTATTAGGTGGAACGATGACCATTAACAAGGCAGTCACTCAAACTGTTATTGAGTGGGGAGAGAAAGGTCTTGATAGTGGGTTTAAAGATAAAGGTGGGCGTATATGGAATGTTCAAACATATGCAGAATCAGTTATAAGAACATCTGTAAACAACACCTATAACGACTTAAGAACATCACGAATGAGAGATTACGACATCGATTTAGTGTTAGTAAACAGCTATCCAGATGCAAGGGAAGCTTGTTCGCAAATACAAGGTAATGTCTGTTCTATGAGTAACCCTTCTAGTAACCCTAATTATCCAAGTATCTATGAGTTTGGCTATGGCACTCCTGGAGGAATAAGGGGTGTTAATTGTCGTCACATCCTCTACCCATTCATAGAAGGTGTGAATATTAACAATCAACCGCAATATAACGAACACCAAGCGCAAGAAAAAGCCGAGATTGTCAAAAAACAACGCTATTACGAACGTGAGATACGTAAGAATAAGCGTTCTTTGTCGTTGGCTGAGACAATGGGCGATGAAGATGAAATCTTAAAGTACAAGCATCGAGTGAGAACAAGACAGGCGCAGATAAGAGAGTTTATCAGCGAAAACAACTTACCTCGAAGATACGACAGAGAAAGAGCTTCGTAATATCTCGTCTTTTTACCATTTGCAGACGTTAAAGAATCAAAGGGGTGTCGTGGTCGTTACCACGTAAAAAAACGTAACCAATGGAGGGAATATAGATGAAACGAGAATTTTTAAAAGGTTTAGGGTTGGAAGATGAAGTAATTGACAAGGTAATGGCTGAACATGGCAGTACCGTTAACAAAACGAAAGATGATTTACAATCGGTGACGACTGAACGAGATAATCTTAAGGGGCAATTAACGGACCGTGACAAACAACTAGAAACCTTGAAATCAAAAGCAACAGGAAATGAAGAATTACTTCAACAAATTGACCAACTCAAACAGGACAACAAGGAAGCGGCTGATGATTGGAAAGCTCAATTAGATAAGCAATCCTTTGATTTTGCTCTTGATAAAGCTCTAACTAGCGCAAAGGTTCGCAATTCTAAGGCGGCTAAGGCTTTACTTGATGTAGAAAATATCAAACTTGATGGCGATAAGCTAACAGGATTAGATGACCAATTAACCGCACTGAAAGAGAGTGACGGTTATTTATTTGCAGAGGAAGGTGCGCCGGGTAAGTGGACAAACGGAAAGCATCATAGTGGTGGAGGAATAACAGTAGATGATTTTAAAAAGCTTAGTTATGCCGGCCGCATCAAATTAAAAAAGGATAACCCTACTAAGTACAATGAATTAGCAGGGAAATAGGAGGAAATACAAATGAAAAAGAAAAACTTTTTACCAATGAATTTGCAGCATTTTGCACAAACACGTTTAGAAAATATGGTAGACCCAGAAGTAATGGCAGATATGATTTCCGCAGAATTAGAGGATGCAATTCGTTTCGCTCCATTAGCGAATGTAGACCGCACTTTAGTGGGGCGTCCAGGTAGTACAGTTACTGTACCTCGTTTTCATTATATCGGTGATGCTGAAGATGTAGCAGAAGGCGCAGCAATTGATTTAGCGTTGCTTGAAACTTCTACAGAGGACTTTACTATTAAGAAAGCGGGTAAAGGGGTAGAACTTACAGATGAAGCTGTATTAAGCGGTTATGGCGACCCAATGGGAGAAGCGGCTCGTCAATTACGTATGGCCATTGCGAATAAAGTAGATAACGATGTATTAGAAGCTCTTGATACAACGACATTAATTTATAACTCAGCAGATGGGATTTCATTTGATGCTGTAGATGCAGCGCAAGGTATTTTTAATGATGAGGACCAATCAGCGATGGTATTACTAGTAAATCCTGCTGATGCAGCAGCTTTACGTAAATCAGCAGGCGATAACTGGACTCGTGCTTCTGACTTAGGGGATAGAGTGTTAGTATCTGGTGTGTTTGGAGAGGTATTAGGTGCTCAAATTATCCGTTCTCGTAAAGTAACGCAAGGTGAAGCTTACCTTGTTAAAGCGGGTGCATTGGCTATCTACTTAAAACGAGATATCGATGTAGAAGCAGACCGAGATATCGTTCATAAATCGACAGTTATGACAGCTGACCAACATTATGGAGCTCACCTCTATGACGAATCGAAAGCAGTTAAAATTACCACTACAAGCGGAGGGGGCGAGGGGTAATGATTCTCTCTCGTTACAAGCTTAAGCAGAACAAGAAAAAAGAGGTAGTTGCTAAACCGAAGCCTAAGCGGAAGAAGAAAAAGAAAAAAGAAGGTGAGTAAATGGCTTACCTAACCTATGAACAATATAAGGAAATGGGGTTTGTTGAATTAGAGCAAGATGAATTTAACTCTTTATTGCCGAGGGCGAGTGACGAGATAGATAATGTCACTCGTCTTTTTTATCATTATCATGACATCGAATCAGACCATCCCATTCGTAGAAATATGTTCCGAAAAGCGATAGGCGCTCAGATTGATTATTTTCACGAATTAGGCTCGACAACAACAGAGGGTATCAATACACCCGTTTCCGTTACAATCGGTCGTACAAGTCAATCTGAAGGCGCATATGCGACGAATAAGAGTAAGAACATCGTTTCTAGTGATGCATTGAGGTATTTATACAATGTCGGATTAGTTAACCGAGTGATTGGAGTGAGGGGATGAGAGTAAAACCTTTGCCTAAATCATGGTTAATACACTCTATGACGTATGAAGAATATGTAAAGCGTGATGACTGGGGGAATGAAGGTTATGGACCTCTAGTTATCATTAATCACGTTCGTTTCGATAACAAGACCGTATTCAGTCGTGATAATACTCAAAATAGGATTGTAGCCGAAGGAGTCATCTATGTGGATGCTCGTCACAGTACACCTCTACAAGAGTTTAAAGAGCGTTCAAGGATAAATGTCAACGGTAAGAGGTATGTGCTTCAAAAGGTCATTCCTTGCTACCATCCAGAAAAGAATGAGATACGTCACTATGAATTGGAAGTGATTTAATGTCTATTAGAATCAGAAAAGACATAAAACAAATCAAACCACGATTAGATGGAATGATTTCAAAAGGGCAATTCGCTCTTACGAATCAAGCTCATGCCGATATGAACCTGTATGTACCTATGAGAAGTAGCGATTTGCGTAATCAATCCTCTATCTCTCCCGATGGGAAGTCAGTCACATGGAACGCACCTTATTCCAAGAAGCAATATTATAATGTTGGTGCGAATTATACGACTCCTGGTACTGGTCCGAGATGGGATTTAAAAGCAACAGGTATTCATAGTAGGCAATGGCAAGAAGTATCAAAGAGGGCGATGAGATGAGTTTAGATTTCTTAGACATATTAAACAATAAGATTAATGAATTAAACCTCTATGCAAGGTCAACGATTGGTTTATTAGGCGAAGAGGATAGCATATCTATAATGGCTATGCCTGGTGGAGCTGAGGTTGTTTATTATAGCGGCGTAAGAGATAAAGACTATCAAATTCAAGTGAATGCGAAAAGTCAAAATCAATTAAACTGTTTCAACGCCCTGACCACTATCTATCAAACATTAGAGAGATTGAATGAATTACCGAGTTCAAACGGTAGTTATTCTTTTGATTCGATTAATATTACGTCTTTGCCGTCATTGGTTAATCAAAACGAGCAGGGGTATTACGAATTTGCGCTATCTATTAGTGCGAAAATTACAATTTACAAGGAGTGATTAGTTTGGATAGAGTAAAAAATGCGTTAACAAGTTATTTTGTGGCTCCTTTGCCGACATCTCCAGGAACTGAACCGGAGTATCTAGAGTTAGGGAATTGGATTACTAGTGTGACGGACGATACGGACGAAACATCAGAAGCTATTGGTTATTACAGTGGTGACGGTAATCCAGAAACGGATGTAACGTCTCGTTTAGAACAATATTCGTTTGAAGGTACATTCGATAAGAATGACCCTGCTATGGCTTTTGTAGACAGCCGAAAAAGAGAAATAGGTCAAGGGCGAAAAATAATGTTCAAGATTGTTGAGGATGATGGAACGGAAATTGAAGGTCCAGCAACATTGACTGTGCCAATTACAACTGGTGGAGAAGCAACGGAATTCAAAGCATTTAGCTGTACAATCGGTTTTAACCGTACACCTACCGTAACTGAGCCTACGCCCTAATGTACCCCCTGTAGATGGGGGAGACGAAGAAAATTAAGGAGGGTTCGCCCTCCTACTATTTTAAGGAGTGATGATATTGGCTATTAAAATTAATACACAGAAAACGGAAATTCCTGTGCAGTTAGGAGAATTAACATTTACGATTGATGCATCTGACGAGTCTATGAATAAATTAAACAAAACATATAAACAATTTAAAGAAGAAGCTCAATCTATGCAATCGAAAGAAAATTATGAGGAAGATTTAGAACAATCTAGAAAAATGCTTAAAGGTGCGTATGATGCATTATTAGGAAAAGGGTCATTCGAAGAAGTATATAATCAAACACCTTCTCTTTTACTATTAGCTGATTATTTTGTGCAAATATGTGAGAGTTTAGATGAAGAGTTTAAAAAGATGGGAATTAAAAAATCCCAAGCCGATAAAGCGAAGAAATATCTTAAAAACAACAAAAAGTAGGTGAGGTCTTTGCTTAACCTTGCTTACGAGTTAGAAAATACCATTGAGATAGATGGAGAATATTACGATATAGATATGAGCTACGACAATGTATTAAGGCTCTATGACCTTTTTAATGAAACAGATATAGATGATGCTGCACAAATAGAAATAGCCTTTCAAATGCTATTGAATGTTGAAATAGATATAAGCATTGAAGTTAAATCAGATATCGTGACGAAAATATTCGAAAACCTCATATCAGACAAAAAGAGTGCTGACAATGTTGATATAAAAGGGAATCCGATGCCGGAAAGCGCAAGCTCCAATGATAAGGTGATGTCCTTTAAACAAGATGCAGACTATATCTATGCTTCCTTTATGCAGGATTACAACATAGATTTATTTGAGCAACAAGGTAAATTAGATTGGCGTAAATTCTTAGCTTTATTAGATGGCCTTAAGAAAGACACAAGATTAAAAGAAGTTATTGAAATACGTACTATGGAGATGCCAACAGGTAAAGGATCTTCTAAACAAAGGGATAAAATCAAAAAAGCTAAAGATGCATACAAATTATATGAAGAATAATCTTCCAATAGAGTGAAACTTTCACTATACTAGGACGTATAGACTATTGGAGGTGGTTTGTATGGGAATTATGAAATGGTTTCAACCTAGAGGTATTGTTGTTACGGTAGTTAAGGGTAAAATAGGTCCTAAAAAAGACAGTTCATACTTATTAATGTTCACAGATGACAAAGGAATTGTAAAAGTAAATAAGAGAATGTATTACTTTTTAGGCGTGTCTGAGCAATCTATGTCAGAAATGAGTACAGCTAAAACTTTATCGGGCGCTGCTATAGGAACAATTTTTGCTCCTGGATTAGGAACTTTAATCGGTGGCGCAATCGGAGCGAAGAAGAAAAAGAAAACAAACTATACATTTGCTTTTATGGATGTAGAAACAAGTGAAAAATTCATGATTGAAGCTAATCTTTTTGCTACTAACCCGAAAGAATTAGAAAGGTTAGAAGCGCATCCGATTGCCAATGAACAGACTTTAAGTGGTGAAAAAGCTCAATCATCAACTGCTGATGAAATTAGAGAGTTCAAAAAGCTACTCGATGAAGGCGTCATATCTGAGGAAGAATTTAACGAGAAGAAAAAACAGTTATTATCTTAACTTTATAAATACATTAGTCACTCTTGTGAGTGGCTATTTTTTATGCCTATTAAGGCGGTGGAAGAATGAAAGAAATGAGATGCAAGAAATGTAATAAGTTATTAGCAAAGCTTAAGGGCAAGGCTGAGATTAAATGCCCTAAATGTGCAACGGTGAATACTGTAGATAACCGTTAGAGAGCCAGAGAGCCCCTGTACAATCAATTCTTTTGTATGGGGGTGATTATGTAAATGGCAGATGGAAAAATAATAATTGATGTCATGCTTGAAGATGGTCAAGTTGCTAAAGGTGTCGCTAATTTAGATAGAGATCTTGGCGGTTTAGAAAAGAGTGGAGAGCGCGGGTCACTTGGTATAGGGAAAATCGTAACAGCTCTTGGGCTTGTGGCAATCGGCGCCAAAGCAATCGGATTAGTGCGTGACTCTATCGACAGTGCATTTAAGCGTATCGATACGATGGAAGCTTTCGACCGTACCATGACGGCTATTACTGGGAGTAGCGAAGCGGCATCAAAAGCATTAGACCGAACGAGTGACGCGGTAACAGGCACTGCATACGGTCTTGATGTTGCGGCAGCGGCGGTTCAAAACTTTGTTACCCGCGGGACGGATATAAACAAAGCAACCGATTATATCGCTACTTGGGGCGATGCAGTCGCTTTCTATGGGGATGGAACAAACGACCAACTATCAAGTGTTTCAGATGCATTAGCAAAAATGTTAACGACGAATAAGGTGACGATGGACCAAGTAAATCGTTTATACGATGCAGGTATCGCGGGTCCAGAAATGTATGCAGATGCAACAGGTAAAAGTGTAGAGAAAGTTCAAAAAGAATTTCAAAGTGGCAAAATAACCGCTGAGGACTTTGTAGATGTAGTAACAGAAGCTATGAAAGAAGGAACTGACAGTTTTGTTGCGATAGAAGGCGCTGCAAAAGAATCAGGTAATTCATGGGGAAATGTTTTTGGTAATATGAGAGCCGCTGTTACTCGTGGTGTTATCTCTATAATACAATCTATCGATGAAATGTTAACAAGTAACGGGTTGCCAGAAATGCGGTCCATGATAGCTCAATTCGGTAAAACATTTGAAAATATATTAAAAAAAGCGGCGGAAGCTATCCCTCCTTTTATTCAAAAGATAATTGATGTATACAATTTTATGAAACCTATACTTCCCCTATTAGGGTATATTGCATTAGCTATCGGGATGGCCGTTGCCGCATTCGCTACTTTCAATTCGGCTGTATGGATAATTAATTTAGTCAGAAATGCTTTTACATTGTTAAATAATACACTATTAGCTAATCCAATATTCAAAGTAATAGCTGTCATTTCTGCTTTAGTGGCAATATTGATTTACCTTTACAACAACAATGAATTCGTAAGAGAAAAGATAGATGCTGCATGGCAAGCAATTCAAGTATATTTTGCAGTAGCGATGGAATTTATCCAGAACATTATTGGAACTGTCATGCCTTATATCATGGAGTTCATAGGGAATATATTAGATGGAATCCAAGAATTTTGGGCGAATAACGGGGAAATGATTATGTCCTATGTAGAATTAGCATGGGAGTTTATTAAGACCGTTATATCAACGATTGGAGATGTTATTTCTGCGATTGTCGAAACGGTAACTCAATTTATCGCCGAAGTTTGGGAAAAACATGGTGAAACCATTATGAGTGCACTTAAAATGGCGTGGGATTTCATCAAAACAGTAGTTGAAACGACCATTAATATAGTTTGGGGCATAATAAAGGCTATTTTAAACAATATACAAAGTTATTGGGAAGCGGGATGGCAAGTGATTAGTGCTGTAGCTTCTGTTGTGTGGGAAGTTATTAAAACAACAATCAATAATTTTATTGATTTAATTATGGGTATCATAAGTACCGTCATGGCTTTAATACAAGGAGACTGGGAAGGCGCTTGGGAATCCATAAAGCAAACAGTGGAAAATATATGGAATAATATAAAAAGCTTCTTTGAAAATGTCGATTTAGTCAAAACAGGAAAGGATATCATTAGTGGACTAATCAAGGGAATTGGCTCTATGGGGGATGCTGTTTGGGAGTCTGTAAAAGGGATTGGTTCAAGTATCAAAAATGGTTTTACAAGCTTCTTCTCGATTCATTCTCCATCACGTTGGATGCGTGACGAAATCGGAGTTAACCTCATTAAAGGGGTGGCAGTCGGTTTTGATAAAGAAGAGAACAGCATGAAGAGGAAAACAAAAGAAGCGACCGACTGGATGAAGCCAGATGTAAGTGAATTTGTAAATCCGTTACGAGGCGCTACGGTGCAACTTAGTAACTTAACAGGTATTGGCAATATGCAAGCAACAGAAGCTGTTAGACAGACCAGAAACGAGCCTTATAATGATGCAGAGGTTAAGGCTTTATTAAAGGATATTGCCGAAAATATCGGTGGTGACTTATATATCGGAGAGGAAAAATTTGGCTCTTATGTAGATAGGTCACAAGGTCAACTAACAGGGTTTAAAGCAAGGAGGTTGGCGACAGGTGAGTAGGTTTGGTATTACCTATGATAGAAAGCACAGTTATAGAGATATAGGGTTGACTGTAGCAAGTAAGAAAATAGGCAACCCTAAAAAGATTAAAAGAAAACAAAGGGTCCCTCATTCTAATAAGATATATGATTTTAGTTCAGTCTATGGAGGGCAAGAATATGAAGAACGCCTTATAACGTTAGTATTCAATGTAGCAGATTACAACAAAGTGAATTTAGCTATAGAAAAGATACAGGCTCTTAATTGGCTGATGCAATCAAATGAAAAGATAAGATTAGAAGATGACTATATACCAGGCTATTATTTCTTGGCAGAGGTGGAAGAAGCGCCAGACTTTGACGAATTGAAATATCACGGAACGTTAACCGTCACCTTTACTGCTTATCCTTTTAAGATTAGCATTTTAGAAGAAGGTCATGATATATGGGATGTGACTAATTTCCTGTTAGATATATTTCAAATCACTCAATATAATGTCACAGGCAGACGAGATATAACACTCTATAATAATGGTGCGTCGAATGTGCACCCTGTTATAAGAGCTACTGCCCCTATGCAGTTCGTGACTTCTACCGCTAATTACAATGTGCCGATAGGTGAATCAAGTTCATTAGACTTCTTTATTCCGCAGGGTGTTATCGATTTTACGATAGTTGGAAATGGAGAAGTTTCTTTTCATTGGCATAAGGAGTTGATTTAGTGTACAGAGTTTCATTGATAAATGATGGAGAAATCACCGAAATACAAAGCTCTCATTTTAACGGATTAAAATTGATTGACCCTATGATTAATCAAGGTATAAATGTAGCTAACACTTTCAAATTTACAATTTTACCAGACAATCCAGGATATGAATTGATACGGCCATACAAAACACTAGTAAGAGTCTTGAACACTCAGACAAACACACTAGATTTTGATGGTCGTATTTTGTCTCTTGTTGAGAATATGACTGAAGATGGTTCATACGGAAAGTCTTTTATTTGCGAGGATGAATTAGGGTTTCTAAACGATTCCTGTCAACGTCATGGAGAATATCACGATATTTCAGTTAGGGATTTTCTTCAAATCATGATTAATAATCACAATGCAGATATAGCTCATGACGAGATAGACAAAACCTTTGTATTAGGTGAGGTAACGGTAGATTCTTCAACAGGAACTTTATACAGATATCTTAATTACGAAAACACCTTAGATGCTATCTTTGACAAGTTAGTTGATAGGTTAGGTGGAGAATTAAGGGTTAGGAAAGTTGATGGTGTAAGGTACTTAGATTACATCGTACCTCAACAAATCATACAGACAACTGAAATACGGATAGCGAAAAATTTGCGATCTATTTCAAAAGAAACGGACCCGACAGACATCATCACAAGATTAATCCCTTTAGGCTCACGTATAGAATCAGAGGACGAAGGGGCAACGGATGCATCACAAGCAAGGGTGACAATTGCTGATGTAAATGGTGGTAGGGATTATATAGAGGATTTAGCTGCACAAGGTATATTCTCCGTCCTTACAAAGAATGTGGCTTGGGATGACGTAAATGAACCTGGTATTTTACTTAGTCGAGGTAGAGAGTATCTAAGAGAAAACAATCGAGTCAAAGTTAAATATGTCATATCGGCACTTGACCTATCCCTAATCAAATTAGCTCCACATAGTTTTGAGGTCGGCTATTATTACCCGGTCATTAATCCTGTAATGAACATTAATGAAAATCTAAGGGTAATAGGTAAGTCTATTAATCTAAACGAACCAGAGCAAAACAGCCTTGTTATAGGAGACCAATTTTTAACGGCATCGGATTATCAAAACAGAGCGAATCAAAGCGCTAGAAAAATCTTTGATTTAGAGGAAACAGTAGGTAGGCAATCACAAGTTATAACGAACATACGAAAAGAAGTAACTAATGTTGAATCCTCTTTAAATGACTTACAACAAGCTATAGAAAATGCTGATTTAGAAGGCTTAGAACAAGTTATTACTAATTTGACCTCAGCAGTAGATAGATTAGAAGATTTAGTGCCAGATATAGAAAAGATAGCCGACTTGCAACAAGCCGTTGAAGTCCTTACAAATATCGTACAGAATCACGAGCAAAGAATTAACGGCAATGAGCAAGGAATAGCAGTTACATCACAATTGCTATCAGCTTATGAAGCGAGTAATAACCTAGAAATACAACAAATTAAGGCTCGATTAGATGCCTTAGATGGAGGTAATGAATGACAGAAGTAAATCAGATTAAGCAAACGGATGTTAACAAAATTCTCCAATTGTTGCAATCTATAAATGAAACACAATACAGAGACCCTACCGAGATTAGTCCAAAACAACCAGAATACAATCCAAACGAAGTGCCATCTCTAGTTAAAAATTATACGACTCAAACAAGAGAAAAAATGTTTGGAAAAGACACAAGAGAAGCTATGGCGAGGGCGGCAGAAATCACAGCGATTATTGCAGATGGGGCAAAAGTTTCGGCTGATGTAGCTACCGAGATCACACAAAGTTTACTTGATGGCGCTTTTGACACGGCAGGAATCGAACAAAATTTCGAGCAAAGATTGAACGACGCTATCGCTAATCTGCAACCAGAATGGACTCAATTTAAAGAAGATACTAATGAACAGTTGACACATGTAGAGGAAAAACTAGAAGAACTAACATCTGATTATGATGTGACTGTAACGGTAGGTAGTGGCGGCGATTACGAGTCAATCAATGAAGCTATTGAATTTTTAAGTCGTAAAAGATTTAGATATAAATTAAATGGTCTGAAAGCTGAGATAAAGCTGCTAACAGGTTTTAATATGACGGAGCAAGTGTTAGTGAGAGGTATCGATTTAGGATTTATCACTATCACCGCAGAAGACGAAGAAGTAACGATTATTCGCTCTTTCTTAATAGAATCATTTTCCGTAACTGACAATACTGTTTATCCGGCATTCGGAGCAGCAGATAATGGAGTCTTGCCAATTATTGATGTTAAATTTGTCATGAGCTACTCTGGCGACGCATTAAACCGTCACGGTGTATTTGTTGCAGATGGAGCTAGATCTGTTATAAGACCAGAAGCTGGTGTTATTAATAGTGGCGGAGTTGGTTTGTATGCTTTTAATGGTGCTCACATCGTGGCTTTTGGGTCGGTATTTGACGGCGCTAATAGCGCTTGCCTTTTAGCATTTAGGGGATCATATATCAACTTTAGAAACGGGAGCGGGAAAAATTCTAATGGCAATGGTGTTTATTTAGGAAGTTCTTCAGTCGTTGAAGCTATGCACGCTGATTTTTCTGGGGCAAGAGGACATGCTGCTTGGGTTTATGCTGGAGGTCGCCTTAATATACGTCATGGTAATTTATCAGGAGCAGGGGAAAGAGCGATCCACGCTCATTTTAACAGTCAAGTAAGTGCGGCATCTTCAAACTTATCAGGAGCGCGGGGGAGAGGTGCTAGTGCGACTCAGGCATCTACAATTGATTTAGACAGTGCGATTATAGAGGATTGTGGGTCGCAAGGTATATACGCAGACGGAGCATCAACAGTTAATGCTGATGGAGTAACTGTAAAAAGGTGCGGAAATAATGCAGGAGTTTACGCTGCTACTGGCGCTACCGTAAATGTTAGTAATGGATTAATAACAGATAATATTTTACATGGAATTTATGCTAACCGCGGTGGAAGAATCAACGCAGATGATGCAGATTGTAGCGGGAACGGTCAAGCTCGTGACATTAGAATAGACAGAGGATCTATTATATCTGCTTATAATGCTTTAGGTAGTGTGGGAGCTCAATTAGAAAATGAAGTTACAAGTGCAGGAATCATATTTAGGTAGGTGATAAGCGTGTACAATACAGTTGTAAGGGCGAATGTATCGACAGGAATTAGATATAATCACGTATCTAAACAGATTAAAGAGCATCATGTAAAATTTGGAGAAAAAATTTTATTAATTGACCGAATCACAGAAGAAGGCGAAATAATAGAGGATGTCCATTTATTAGAAGAAGTCCAAACACAAGAAGAGAAAGTACAAGAAATGGAAGATGCAATAATTGAATTGTCTATGTTAGTAGGTGATTCACTTGTTTAACGAAAATAGTGGTTTGGTCAAAATTTGGGTTAGGCATATAGAATCGGGAGAGAGGACGATTGAGGAAATCCCTCCACTTAGCAACCTAAGAGAAGTGGTTATATCACTAATCGATAATAAGTAAGAAAGAAGGTGACAATTAATTGACGAATAAAGAAATTAAGAAAGAAATCATAAAGCAAAACAGCATCTTTTTGCTTGGATGCGGAGCCGTAATTTCCTTTACTATAGGGATGGCTTATGGACTCTATTTTCTGTAGTTGGTCAAGTTTATGTGAGAGTGACAGAGGATGTCCAACCGATGGATATTATTAAAGCGTATAATGAGGGTGTCCGTACAGTGTCGCAGGATCCAACCAATGTAAGAGTAATGCAAGTAACAACTCCTTATGATAGTGATAAGGGATATGGAGTCGCTTTTTGTTTGCTTAAATGATTCACACCGGATATACCTTTAGAATATTAATAAATCCCTTGCTTTTATTGAGTGAATTACTTATGTTGTTTATATCTAATATTTATTGGAGGTTAACATGCTTAATTTCACTCAAATAGAAGAATATAAGGAATTTACAAATTCCATTAGAGAAGATAAAAAATTGTCAAAATTTGAATATCGAGTAAGCGTATTTGACGATTACTCTTTTTTTCCCAAGTTACGTAAACCCATTAAAGAAATACGATTTGGGAATGAGGATCATGATAGAGGTGACAAAGTTATGATCAATATTTATAAAGATAAAATTGACTTACATTGTTTACCAGAAGGAGCACAACATCATGTTGTGACCTTAAATACAGACAATGATAAAACATTAGAAGATTGCTTATTTCTTATTTTTGACGAATGGAAGAATTATTATTTGAAGTAGTAGGATGATACTGCGCACTAAAGAGATACCATAACGGTGTCTCTCTTTTATGTAGTTCGGGGAGCGGTCACTCCCCTAGCTCTCATCCACGAGGATATGAGAGTTATATTTATTTATACAGATTAATCACGAGGGAGTAAAGGGGCTTAACTCCCATTTATAGAGATAGGAGGGGGATAACGATGCCTGAGGAGGACTTAACTATGCATCAAAGATTGGAGGACCATGAAGGACGGTTAATCGCTCTAGAATCCCAACGTAGAGAGCAAGAAAAAATGAATAGTGAGATACGCCAAAAGTTAACCGATACCGAAAATACGGTCTTAAAAGAGAGTGGTAGGCAAATAGATTTGTCACAACAACTATTGAATCATGTTTTAGGAAACGATGTTAATGACCGTAAGTTTGCTAGAGAAAGGCAGAAGTTTACACAACAACAAATATGGAAGATAGTAGGGGTCGTCGCAGGAAGTGGCGGTCTTATTTATTTACTCTTAGAAAATTTTCTAACTAGATAAGGAGTGTTTGAAATGGAAACAGTATTAATATTTGCTACGGTGATAAGTCCGATTATCTTAGCTTTAGTAGAGTTAATTAAGAAAACGGTGAATGTAAAAAAGAATTTCATCCCACTATTAGCACTTATCGTCGGTTTGGCGATAGGTGCTCTTTCTTATCCTTTTACGGATTTAGATTTAACCTTCCGTTTATGGGCAGGAGGATTTGCGGGTTTAGCAGCTACAGGATTATTTGAGATTGGAAATAAAAGAGAAGGTAATACGAAGGAGGATAATAATGACTAAAATACAAGACATACGTAATCGTACTCATGGCGGAACTTCAAAAAGGGTATTAACTCGTATAACCTCTATCGCTCGTCATCACTCAGCTACGGCTAGTGGTGACTATTTTGCTTTTTGGAATGGGCGCTGGCGTTCTTTAGGGTGGAAAACAGGGGGCTATCATGAAATTATTTTAAGAGACGGCACTGTACAATTATGCTATGACCCTGCTGTCATTACAAACGGTATATCAGGACACAACACGAATGCTTATCACATTTGTTTAGTGGGTAATGGCGAATTTACAGAAGCGCAGGAGCAGGCATGGAGAGAACGAGCGATCTTTAATATGGAACGCTTCAAGCTTGCTGTAAATGATGTTAAAGGTCATCGTGAGTATTCTGGAGCCAACACTCAATGTCCTGGTATCGATATGAATTTAGTGAGACAGCAGTTAACCACTGTTACTGTGAAGCCTACACCACCAAAAACAGGCGGTACGCAGGTTAATAACTCTACTCCTACTTTGCGTAAAGGTTCAAAAGGTGCAGTGGTTGGTCGTATGCAGAAACGTTTGATTGCTCATGGATTTCCTTTACCGCGATTTGGCGGCGATGATGATTTCGGAGACGAGACTCACAATGCAGTCTTAGCTTTTCAACGTGCAAAAGGGTTAACGCCAGATGGGATCGTTGGTCCTAAAACATGGACAGAGCTTAACAAACAGCCTGCAGCTAAACCTAAATATTCTCGCTTGCTACGCTTAACCTCACCAATGATGCGAGGTGACGACATCAAGGCTGTACAGCGTGCGTTAGGAATTACGGCAGATGGAATCTATGGGCCACAGACTCAACGTGCTGTACGCAGTTATCAAAGTAAGCATGGATTGCTAGTCGATGGGATTGTCGGTCAACAAACTTGGTCGCATATGTTCTAACAAAAAAAGAGCCCTCTTTATGAGGGCTTCTTTCCATTGTATATAAATCCATTAGCTATCCTCAATTCATTTTCCTTCTCTAGCTTCAATATCATTCTCTTTAACCGTTCCTCTTCAACGCCACTTAACCTTGATAGAGTTTGTATAGTAGTCTCTTTTCGTTCCCTTGACCTATTAGTGACAATCCTCAATATTTTCTGTTCCATGATCATATCCATAAAATCAAATCCTTTCGATGTGACTTAATTTATCAATATCAACCCATGTATATTCTTCTCCTACGCTTAATTTAAAACGTCCTCCTTGATGGTCAATATGTCCAACTATCCCCACAACATCCTTATAAAAGCCTTTATCCCAATAGGTAACTTTAACATCTAACGTGTGCTTAAGGCTGTCATGAGCGACTAATCCTAATTCATAAAGTTCCTGTTCATCAAGCATCGGTTGAGGTACTTTGCTTTCTTCCTTTTCTAAATCTCTCAATGCTTCTTTTTGTTCAGGTAGAATAAAATTAGCTTCCCATAACTTATTCCCACGTCTCAAATGAATAGCTTCACTCATACAATCATCTCCTTTCAATCATTATAGAAACATACGTTCGATAAATCAAGCAGGAAATCATATAACTCTCGTTGAATTAATTATCGAGGTGATTGCATGGAAACCGAATTAAAAGTTATCCTTGCCAGAAGAGATGACATGAACCAAAAGATATTAGCGGAACGAGTAGGACTCACAACAGCAGCTATAAATAAGATTGTAAATGGTAACGACCCTAAACTAAGTACAGCCTTAAAAATCGCAAAAGAGCTTGATATGAACGTACACGACATATGGAAATTATAGTGTAGAATAATTTATTTAACAGGACATGCATTTTTATCGAATCGTCTCATATAGTGTAGTAAAGGAGATGATGAACATGTTTGCAGTGATGCCATTTCATAAGAGGTTAGCGGAGTTAAGTTATATTGAGCAGTCGAGGGAATTGAACGAACAGGAGTATGACGACTTGGAGATTTGCTTGAAAGCTAATATGCACTTTGTCAGAAAGATAGTAAATCTATATGAGTTGAGTTATTTAGCGAGTGCTACGGATGATGTGGGGTGGCAGTTAGAAATTTGCGGTCAGATTGATGAATTGATTGAGGGGAAAGGATTGCAGAGTTGACCACATGACCACACATTGGTCACACAATCAACTCACACAATGCAATTATATCGTTGATATACAGTAAAGTAACAAACTAGAAAGGTGACGTATTTCTGTTTTTATAGCACGTAATGCAAATAGATAAAGTTAGATAAAAATTATACACATAAGTCAAAAAGCAAGTTAAGATACCCTTCTCAAAACGACACATGTGGAGTGCGTGGTATTGATGTCAAGAGTGGATAAATAGAATAACTGAATAAGCCTATAAAATAAGGGTTTCCTTACATTGAACTTTTCCCTCGGCTGTTTTGCTGGGGGAATTATAATAGGGAACCCTTTCTTTTTATTGTTTGTGGTAACCTGTCAATCGACCTGAAGGTGACAGGGTTGAGTTGACAGATTAGATAACACCTTTTTTTAGAGGGGTTGAGTTGATAGGATAGATGTATTCAAAATAACCAAATTCCAGATAAAGCGTGTGTTGATTGAAGTATTGAGAGTGAAGATGCTGATAGATAGATATTTTTATTAGGTTCATAAATTTTAGTAGGTTATTTAGCTATTATTTTAACCGTGGAAATTTTATTTAAATACTCCTTGGGAATAAATAATTATCATGATTTAATCTTGAAATTAACCAGTATTTAGTTTATATTGAAGACAATATTGGTTATCAAGGAGGAGGCTATGAAACTTAATTGTAGGTTATCAACTTTGATGGGACAACATCGACTTTCAATACAGGATGTACATGAGAGAACGAAACTTTCTAGAACTACGGTTTCTAATTTGTACAATGATAAGGCGACTAGGATAAATTATGAAACTATTGAGAAATTATGTGCGCTCTTTGATTGTGAGATAGCAGAATTGTTATATATAGATGATTGTAAAAAGGAGAAGAAATAAAATAATGGCTAATACTAGCATGACTATTGAATTGACAAAAGGTCAAATTATAACAAATATTAGAAAAAAACTCGATATCACTCGTAAGGAGTTTTCTGACGCCCTTGGTTTAAGTTTAGAAGAAGAAAAAGAGTTAAAGTTTTGGGAAATGGACAAGGAAGAAGTTCCAGAAAAGATTTATAAGAAAATATTGGCCTTTCCCACAGAGCCACCTTTTGTTGCACCAAGCATGGGAAATAGTAGATTTACTCAAATAGATTTGTTTGCTGGGATTGGAGGTATTAGACTGGGCTTTCAGCGCCATGGCGGCCGAACAGTATTTTCATCAGAATGGGATAAATTTTCTCAAAAAACATATAGGATAAATTATGGTGAAATACCAGCAGGAGATATTACTCAAGTTGATGAAAAAGACATCCCCGATCATGATATTTTGTTGGCAGGATTTCCGTGCCAGCCATTTTCTCAAGCAGGGTTAAAAAAAGGATTTGAAGATGCGCGTGGTACATTATTCTTTAGTATTGCAAAAATATTGAGGGAAAAACGACCGAAAGCATTTATGCTTGAAAATGTGAAACAGTTGCGTGGCCATGATGAAGGAAGAACCATAAAAGTAATTCTATCGATTCTCAATGAACTAAATTATTACGTTCCTGAACCAGAGATATTGAATGCTTATCACTTTGGTGTTCCTCAAAACAGAGAGCGTATTATTATTGTTGGATTCAATAAAGATTACTTACCAGCTGATTTTGTGAAGTTCAAGTATCCAAAGGGATGTGTGGATGACAGCATTAAGGTAGGGGCGATTGTAGAAAACGAAGTATCTGACAGATTTACAATATCCGATAAATTATATCAAGGTCACTTGGAAAGAAAGAAAGGACATGAAAAGAAAGGGAATGGCTTTGGCTTTTGTTTGTTTAATTCAAACAGCAAGTATACCAGCACTATTAGTGCAAGATATTATAAGGATGGAAGCGAAGCATTAATCGAGCAAAATGGAAAAAATCCGAGAATGTTAACACCACGAGAGTGTGCTAGATTACAAGGATTTCCTGAAGAATTTATCATTCCTGTTTCAAATTCGCAAGCATATAGGCAGTTTGGTAATTCAGTGTGTATAAACGTTATTGATGCTGTTGCTGAAAGTATGATTGATTATTTAGGGCAATATGGGATTTTATAAGAAAAACATCACTCGCACATGGTTGTATCCAATGCGGGTGATGCTTTTTTATTTAAGGTTGATATTTTTAGAGAAAACAAATTCCTCAAAAGTAATAGTGTCTTTGTGTAATAAATCATCAGACAGTTTGTTTTGTGCTGTTAATATATATCCACTAAATTCATCTACCAGAGTGGCTGCATCTCTTTTTCTAATATAGCACTTCTTTGGAACGCCGTTGTTTAAAAGACAAATATAAGCTATTTCAGGCTTCTCTGCAAAAATTGTAGACAAATCTTCTTCGGAAGAATTGTTTAACAATTTAACATTAGTGAATCTTTTTTTTGATACACCAACACAGCTTTTTTTAAGTTGGCAACTGTAACAAGAGATGGGATTAATACCTCTTAATTCTCCATTTCCAGTTGTTCCATAACGTTGACACCAAAGTATATTAAAGAAAGTTTTCATATTTGTCTTGTTTGATTGACTGGAAAGCCAAATAATACGTTCTAATTTTCCTAATTTTGAAAGCATATTGAAAAATTGGGCGTTAGAATCAATACCTAATGGAAATTCATAAAAGGTTTTTATCCAAGTATCTATTGGGATTACCTCAGGGTTAAGAAATCCTTGTTGTAGAAAACAAGCGATTACTTTTTCCGAATAGCCTTTTAACTTATTGCCATTTTCATAAAAGTTGATGAAAAATTGTTTTGTCCACATACTGTAGTCATTTTTTATATTCATATAAGCACTTATGAAATATGCCGCTCTCCACGCATGGCGATTAAAAGCATCAACTAATGTTTCAGCATAAAGTTTTTCTGACTCTGATAATATTCCCTCAGAAAACATAGGATCAGTAACGTTTAATATAAAGCTATCTTTATTTTGTTTCCACGCTCGCTCCATTACTTTAAATTCGATACCGTCAATTTTTACCTTTTTGACAAAATATTTATCAAATAATTTTCTCATTGCAGATTCAAGTGTTGAGAATTTAGGGAACTCAGAAAAATCGTTGTTTGATATATCATATAAATTAGGTATAGCGTAAAATTCTAAATGACTCCATTTTTCTGTCAATTCAATTTTTTCACCAAAAGCACTCATGAAATTATATAACATGCGCATTTCACTTTGTCTTCCAGTTTTAGGTTGCCATGCAGCGACAAAGCGAATAATCGAAAAAATCTCCTCGTAGAACTTACCATAGGGAACAAATTCCCCATATGAAGATTGAATGTAATCCCAAAGATCTGTGAATAAAGCTATATATTGCTCGTTTCCATTGCAACAATCAATAACATCTGATTTTGATATTTTCTTTGAATATCCAATACGCTCAGATAGCTCTGATTTAATTTTATCTTTATTTGTTTCACTTAGTTCTACATTAGTTAAAACAGTGAATATAGCATCGCAGGAATTCTCCCCTATTTGGTAACTGACAGCCACTGGACAAGCAAGTATTCGCTGTTTGTTAACATATGTATTGATATAAATCATAGGGAACTGTGGCAAGTCAGGGTAGTATAACTCAATTTTAGGGATCCAAGGCAATGGAATACTCTCAATGGTTATTATAACTTCGTTGCGCAGTCTAAACACTATCGTCCTCCTTATTTATCATTTTTCTACAATTTTGGTTTTAATAAGACATTTATCAGTTTGTCTGATAATTGAAGTAGAAAAGAAATCCATACCTAAAGTATTTAATTCTAATTGACGATTGCGCAATTAATTAAGAATGATACGGAATTCAGGAACACTCGTTCTTTAAATTTTAAGTTTTTTTCGGCTATGACAACACGAACGCTATATCTCATCGAAATACTTGATCTTAAAGTTTTCTGTTCGCGCTAATTGATGTACTAATTCGCTATCAAATTCATTTTTAAAAGGTTTATTTATGTAAATGAACTCAATTTGAGATAAGGGTGAACTTAATAACTCAATTAAGGCATTACTTTCAACTTGTCGATCAATAAATACGCCTTTAATTGTATGCGGTTCTTCTAATACTTGGATTAATTCATTGATTCGGTTAACCGAATCTTCACTGGTCTCTTGTTCACTTTTTTGATAATAAATCGCTATATTTACCACTTTTTCACCCTTTCTCGTAGGGCGTTTCACTTATTCATAACATTCAGTAATCAAACTATCCCAATACGAATTATTAGCTCTCCATTGTGAATATGGTCTTTTATTCCCCTGATACATTCCGCTATCAAAAAATACAATACCGGTTTCAACTAATTTCAACCAATTATCATAGGTCATAGGTTCCCCGAAACATATTTTTTGATATGTTCCATCTGGACCTTTTTTGCAAGTAAACCAACCTGCATCATTAAATTTATCTTCCAATTTGGTTTTAAGACATTTGTCAGTTTGTCTAGGTGTTGGTGAATATTCTCCAAACCATCTTGCTATTTCTAAATTTTCTTGTTGTAATTCTGCGGGTACAATTTGTGATTTGTTTATACGCATATCTTTACTATAAGAGTATAAAGCGACAATGTCTTTGTTATTATCAATGATAAGCACCTGTCCAAAATCATTATAACCACGAATTGTTGGGCACGGACTTCCAGACCAAGAGCATCTACCAGCTTTAAGCTGATTTGGTTTACCAAATATCCCGCAAAAACTATCTTGGCGCTCAGGAGCAGTGTTTCCATCGAAACTATTTACATATTCACCAGTTTTAAAAATATATCTGTTTGCAGACCAATCACCAAAAGTAGTTTTGCTTGTGGTTTCATTTTTTAATTCATATCCAAATAAATCTGCTTCGTTATTCCCGTTTGCATTTATGCCAAATTGACGTTCTAACCAATGACCCTGTCTGCCATCATGACGAATATTTGCCCCAGTTGTGTCTGGTCGTCTACCTTTTACATTAGCATAAAATAACTGAATGATTCGTTCCTTGTTAGTCATAACTTTTTCTCCTCGCTTTTTAAAAATAAATTTTTAAAGATTGCTTCTAAAACTGGAACTACAATGCTGTTTCCGGATTGTTTGTATAAACTTGTGTTACTTACAAATTTACTAGCCTTATTAAAATCAGCATCATCAACCCCCATAAATCGCCAAGTTTCTTTAGGGGTTAGTCGCCTTGCTGGATATTTACCATCATCCCGAACAGGACCTGAAACTAGTTGTCGTCTTTTTTTAATAAGAAAATCTTTTAAAAATGTGCCTTTCCAATAATTTGAATCTAGGCAATATATATAATCTTGACAAATAGGTTCCTCACTTACTTGATTATCTTTTAAATAAAAATTATGTGGGACGTCATCTTCTAACAGATCATTCATAAAAGTAGATAGTTCTCTAATTGGTGGAAATGTGAAATCTTCATGGCTATCAAGAATACTGATACAGAATACTCTTTCTCTACTTTGAGGGATTCCATAATCACGAGCATTTAATACATCCCAGAAGTTTTTATATCCTAAGCTTTCTAAGTAGAGTAAGAATTCTTCGAAGTTTTTAATGTGATTTTTACCGATTAGGTTTTTTACGTTTTCCATCATTAAGTATTTTGGTTTCTTCTTTTCGATAATTTTGCAGCATTCCCAAAGAAGTGAAGAACGAGTTCCTGAGCCTGAACCTAATCCATTCTGATAGCCCGCAATAGAAATATCTTGGCAAGGAAATGAATAAGTAAAGAAATCAAAGTCAGGTAATGTATCGGGATTAATCGTACGAATATCACCAAAGTTGTTACTAAGTTTATTAGCAAGATACATGTCTTTTAATTTTTGCCCCTTTAAATTCTTTGCTCTGTTTTCAAACGTTTTATAATTGAGTGGGACATTGATTTTTTCTAAAAAATTGCGCATTTGCTCATCTGAAATTGATAATTCTTTATTTCTTTCTTCTAATAAATTTTCATGGATTGCAGCATAGGAAAGAAGTACATCGCCATCGATTTCTGATATACCAACAATCTCATGAGGTATGTTGCCGTTTTTTAGAGCTAGACGTTGACTTCCATATCCAGCGAACGCTTCAAATACTTTTAACATTGTTTAATACCTCTTGCATACATGCTCTGGATAGGCGTTTGAAAAGTCATTTTCAATTTTTTCACCAACAAGAACAACGTTTCTTTCTATATATTCTGCGAGAAATTTGTTATTTTCTAATAGCAGATATGATTGAGGGGCAACAAATCCAGGGACATTTCTCCGCAAGTCGTCTAAAGTTATGGGGTGGATTTTTTGAAATCCCTTAATTTCCATGCCGTATCTATAATTCTCGAGATACTCATCAATTCTAGTAGAAATCTCCAAACTATTAGAGTATTTTTCTTTCCAATCTGAAAGCGTATGTTTATCTCCAAAATATACAATTCCACAAACTGCTTTTACGGGTTTACTAACATACATATATGCGAATTTGCAGTCTTTTGGAAAAGTCCTACGATATTCAATTAATTTAATTTGACCTGAAATCTTTTCGTAAACGCTTGGCCAAAAGCTCATTAGTGGCGTCATTTTTTCTGTTTTACCCCCATTATTCTGTTATACATCTGTTGTAATGTTATCTCCTCTATCAAGCTTTGCTAGAGATGCAGAGTTTATTCCAGTGGCATTCTTGTGCTATTACAATTGATCATTATCCTCTACGATTTCCATAATATCTGAAATGTCGCAGTTTAGAGCATTACATACTTTTACTAAAGTTTCGGTATTAACATTTTCGTTTTTACCGAGTTTAGCCATTGAAGCAGTACTAATACCAGCGGCTTCTCTTAAGTCCTTTTTTTTCATGTCTGTATCTATTAGAAGTTTCCAAAGCTTTTTATAACTTATGGACATTACGCCACCTCACTTTATTTACTCGTATTAGTTACAAATAAAAGTGTATCACAAATTTAGTTTTGGTACATTTAAAATTTACGAATGTAAATTAAATATTGGGGAAACTAAAATACATGCTATAATTTACCTATAATTTAATATTTGGAACTGGGGAATTTTTCTTAGATTATTATTTTCATATGGGTGGGGAGAGTATCATGGCAGGTAATCGTTCATTTACAAATTATGTTGCAGATAGATTTTATAATGAGATGTTTGCTACCATACAAAGTTACATCGAAGAAAACTATGATAGCTTAGATTTACGGTTATACAAAGTTCAAAACATTGGTGGCATTGAATTGTCAGATATCGAAGTAAAGTTCGTATCTGTTAATGACCTGCCAGATATGAAAATAAAGTTTGATGTTGTGATAGAAGCCGAATTAGGAGTGCGCGAATCAGATTATCATTATGATGAAACGGAAAATTGCAGGCAGTGGTTTATGCTGGAATGTTACGGAGATTTGGACTGCAATTTGGATGACTTTACAATCTCCAATGTAACTGAGTATTCCAGCAAAAATAAGCAGCCAAAACCTATGTCGGACTCTCTTGTTCCTGTCGTTAATAAGGAACAATTAGATTTTGTTGCAACGGACTTCCTACGCAGACATTATCCAGAAGTATTAAAAAAACCAATTGCAGTTGAACCGCAAGTATTGGCTAGGAAAATGGGTCTTTCAGTAGTAATCACAGAGATTACTAAGGATTTCTCTATTTTTGGACAGATATACTTTCATGACTGTGATTCAGAGTTTTACGATAAAGACAGTGATGATATGGTACAAACCCATGTGGATGCCCGTACTATCATTGTAGATCCAAAAGCATATTTCCTTCGAAATCTTGGATCAGTCAATAACACCATAGTACATGAGTGTGTTCATTGGGACCAACATAGAAAAGCATTTGAGCTAGAACGGTTATATAACAGCAGTGCTTCACATATTAAGTGTCAGGTTGTTGGTGGTATAAAAGACAATCACAGAGATGCGACTGATTGGATGGAATGGCAGGCAAATGCTCTTGCACCAAGAATTCAAATGCCGCTTGCCATGTTCAAAACAAAGGCCTTTGACTTTATCAAGCAGTATCGTAATGAAATGGGTACCGATGAGATAATAGACGTAATGGAGCCGGTCATTGATGCTTTAGCTGCATTCTTCGGTGTATCTCGTATTGCAGCTAAGATTCGGATGATAGATGTCGGTTACGAGGAGGCAATTGGTACTTTTACCTTCATAGATGGACGATATATTAAACCTCATAGCTTTAAAAAGGGTGTTCTTAAAAGAAATCAAACATTCGCAATTGGAGCTATAGATGCCGCGATTCAAAGTATGATTAACCCTGAACTAAATGCTCTTGTTAGTGATGGTAGTTATCAATATGTAGATGCACACTTTGTACTAAACCATCCAAAATATTTGGAGAAAGATATATTTGGAGAAACTAGATTAACAGACTATGCTCGGACACATATGGACGAGTGTTGTATCATTTTTGAACTGTCAATTAGTGCTGCGGTTAAAGAAAGATATCATAGTGAATGTTTTTTAAACAGGGATCAACTTTCCAACATCAGTTTTAATATAAAATATAGTGGTGGATATGAAAATTCCAATCAGGAAAAGAAAGTAAAACTACTTGCAGATGAAATAGCCGAAAACGCACGAATTTACAATGAGTTGCCTAACAGTTATACAAGCTCTCTTAAAATAGTACGCAAGTGGAGAAAAGTAACATTTGTTGAACTAGCGCAAAGAACAATGCTAAGTGAGCGAACTATCCGTCGAATTGTTAATGGTGAAGAGCAAGGTTCAATTAATTCATTAATTTTAATTTGCTTAGGGATGCATCTACCACCAGATATAAGCAAGCATATAATCAATAGTTCGCCGTTTTCATTGAATTTCGGTGATCCAAATCATCAATGGTACAATTTTGCCTTGACTCATCTCTATGGGCAGACTATGGATGAAATTAGAACGTTTTTACAGCAACATGGTGCAGAACCTTTATAAAAAATTTTTTGAGAAGCGGACACGAGATGTCCGTTTTTTTAGCTATATCTATATGAGCCATACATGAATCCTATCAAGGTTTTGTGTATGGCTCTTTTTTTTATTGCCTTTTTAGGTATTTTTGAACGAAAAGGGCGCTTTATTTCAAAAAAATAACGGGCATGAGGTGACCGCTAGGGTTGTCCATTTCTCACTTACAATAAAAACAGATGAGGGAAAGGTCTTTAATAGATTTCGAGATTCGATCGTTTCTCATCTAAAAAAATATCAAATGCCTGATTTGCAATAAGGGCAAAGGATACATATTGTTGCGCTACAGTCCACAGGAGGATTGTTGCGTTTCAATAGAAGTACCTTACCTTATTGCGCTCATTTTTAGGTTGAAAGGGTCTGTGTACTTCAAGCACAGGCCTATTTTTGTATCCTTTGCCGCCAATGCAATCCGGTGGAGAGGTGCAAAAACATGTCAAGAGCGTACAAAACAAGCAAAAAGAAGAGAACCAACTACATTTATTACACCGCTGAAGGAACAAAGATTGTTATAACCCCTAGTGAAGACGGAGTAACCGAAGCCGATATCGATCTTCTTCATTCCATGGATGATTTCGAAGTGGACGAGCAGCGCCGCTACGATTACCGAGTTACAGCCCATCTTGATGCTTATCATGATGGAGAAAATGATTCTGCCAATGATAGAAATAAGTACCTTTCTGATGAAAGTCTTAATCCTGAGAAGCATCTCCTTGAAATTGAAGATGAAGCTGAACACCAAGAATTACTGAAGCGACTGTCCGAGGCTATGGAACACCTGACACAGAAGGAAAAAGAACTATTTACGAAAAAATTCGTAGATAAACAGACAAACGTTGCCATAGCAGCTAAACTGGTTGTTTCAGAAACAACAATTCGGAAGCATCTAAAGAAACTTAAAGAAAAATTAGGAAAAATCTTAACATAAAATCTTCTTCAAAAAATTCTTTCCTAAAAAGGGGGTTCGAAAGAGCCCTCTTTTTCGCTTATCGGTGAGGGGAGATAAATCGCCCCTGGAAAGGAGACTGAATATGAGCCTGAAACACAAGGTCACAATCAATGTGGCAAAAACTGGGGGAGATAGAAGTCCTGTAATTCAAAGCAGCAGAAAAACGATCCGAAGTAGAATGCTAGATTTCTTATTTGGAAAGAAAGTAAGCTTGCTTGTCATTACTCCCGGTGACTCAGTCGAGACGGTAGAAATCAGGGAACTTAAGGAAGGAGGTGTCGGCCATGAGCAAAACCAAGCTTCTTCTTGATGTAGTCACTGATCTCATATCATTAGCAGACAGTCTTAAAACTGTTGCGGAAGCCTTAGCAAATAACGAGCCTGCCGAAAGGCCAAAGGAGGAACAACCTCAGCCTGAAGATCAGCCAGAGAAAAGGCAGGTTACTTTAGAAGAGGTAAGGGCTGTACTGGCTGAGAAGAGTCATGACGGATTTACAGCTAATGTGAGAGCTCTACTACAAAAGTATGGTGCATCTAAACTCAGCGAGATTGATCCAACCAAGTACTCTTCCCTGCTCTCTGATGCGGAGGGGTTAAAATGAGCAATCATGCCATCCTCTCTGCATCAGGGGCTCATCGCTGGATGAACTGTACACCATCGGCCAGGCTTGAGCTAGAGTTTGATGATAAAAGTGGTGAAGCGGCAGCCGAAGGAACCGCTGCCCATGCATTGAGTGAACACAAACTTCGAAAGGCACTGAGGATGCAATCAGACAAGCCTGTCTCGCAGTACGATTCTGATGAGATGGACAAGTTTACCGATGAATACGTGGAGTTCGTGCTTGAGATTATTGAGCAAGTCAAACAAGACTGTAATGATCCGCTCGTTTTAATTGAACAGCGTCTCGATTTTTCAACCTATGTTCCAGATAGTTTTGGGACCGGTGACTGTTTAATCATCGCTGACGGAACTCTTCACATAATCGATTTTAAGTACGGACAAGGTGTCTTGGTCAGTGCAGAGGAAAACCCACAAATGAAGCTCTATTCCCTTGGTGCACTAGAGTTATTTGATGGTATTTATGACATCGGTGAGGTTTCAATGACAATCTATCAACCTAGGCGAGAAAATGTTAGCACATCTACAGTTTCAAAAGAAAGTCTGTATCAATGGGCTGATGAAATTTTGAAACCTAAAGCAGAATTAGCTTTTACTGGTGACGGTAACTATTGTCCGGGTGAATGGTGCCAATTTTGTCGGGCAGCAGTGAAATGTAGAGCAAGAGCGGAAGAAAAAATGAAACTGGCAGTATTTGAATTTACTTTACCACCACTACTGTCAGATGAAGAAATCGCAGAGATTCTATCATCCCTAGGTGACCTTACTAACTGGGCAAACGACATCATGGCTTATGCAGCAAATGCAGCCATTAATCATGGGAAAGAGTGGCCGGGATTTAAGGTCGTTACAGGACGATCGAACCGCAAATACACAAATGAAAAAGCAGTAGCTGAAGCTGTGAAGAAGGCAGGCTATCAAGACATTTTCAGGCAAAGCCTCATCACGATTACCCAGATGGAAAAATTGCTAGGGAAGAAACGTTTTAATGAAATTTTAGGGGGGCTGGTCAAGAAGCCACCCGGAAAACCTGTGCTCGTACCTGTCTCAGATAAGCGTTCTGAAATAACAATTGGGACAGCAAAAAATGATTTTATGGAGGAATAAATAATGTCAAATAAAGTAAAAACAACAAACCCTACGAAAGTAATTACTGGAGTTGTAAGACTCTCTTATGCCAATGTGTGGGAACCAAAATCTATCAATGGTGGAGCTGAAAAATACAGTGTGAGTTTAATTATTCCTAAAAGTGATACAAAGACGCTCACAGCTATTAATGAGGCAATAAATGCTGCAATTGAAGAAGGTAAAGGGAAATTTGGCGGTAAGATCCCAAATAAAGCAGCCTTAAAGATTCCTCTTCGCGATGGAGATATTGATCGGCCTGATGATGAAGCCTATGCGAACAGTTACTTCGTCAATGCAAATAGCAATACACCTCCGCAAGTCGTAGATAAAGATATCAATCCAATTCTTGAGCGTTCGGAAATCTACTCAGGTGTCTACGCAAGAGTAAGTATTAACCTATATGCCTTCAACTCCAATGGAAACAAAGGTGTGGCGTGTGGCCTTGGTAATATTCAAAAGATCCGAGATGGAGAGCCTCTAGGTGGGCGAACAAATGCAGCTGAAGATTTTGCCACTGATGTGGATGATGACTTTCTATCATAAAGAAACAAATTAAAACTGAGGGGGGAGCTATAGCTGCTCCCTCTTCTGCTATTACTGAAAAGAAAGTTTGGAAGGGGATTTTTGGATATGAAGGTCAATATCAAGCTATTAGTTTCGGTAGGATTAGAAGACTTAAACCGAAAGTTTAGCGTAAAACCCTATGCGGTTTCCCAACAAACTAGCAGCATAAAGAGCGGGAGGACATTCAAATGACTAAAATAAAACAATTATCATGCGACATTGAAACCTTTTCATCAGTAGAACTTGGGAAATCAGGAGTTTATAAATATGCAGAAGCACCGGATTTTGAAATCTTACTTTTTGGCTACAGTGTAGATGGTGGACCAGTGAAAGTAGTTGATTTAATAAATGGTGAAAAAATTCCACAAGAAGTGCTGGATGCAATTTTAGATGACCATGTGATCAAATGGGCCTTTAATGCACAGTTTGAACGTATCTGTTTATCCCGTTACTATGGAGTGTGGTTAGAGCCTGATTCATGGCGCTGTACGATGGTGTGGTCCGCTTATCTTGGTCTTCCTCTTTCCTTAGAGGGAGCTGCAATTGTAACAGGGGCGGACAAGAAAAAACTGACGGAAGGTAAAGAGCTTATCCGGTATTTTTCGGTTCCTTGTAAGCCGACACAATCCAATGGTGGTCGTACACGAAATTTACCAGAACATGATCCGGATAGGTGGGATCGATATAAAACGTATAACATTCGCGATGTTGAAGCGGAGCTTTCAATTCAGTCAAAGCTCCAGAAGTTCCCTATGCCAGCTCAGGAATGGCAAAACTATATTTTAGATCAGCAAATCAACGATCGAGGTATTCAGCTAGATTTAGAATTAGTGCGTAACGCTATCCGATGTGATGAACAAACCAAAGAAGAACTTACAAGTCGATTAAAAGAACTTACGAAACTTGAAAACCCTAACTCTGTCGCACAGATGAAAAGCTGGCTTTCTGAGAATGGCTTGGAAACAGAGAGCCTTGATAAAGCATCCGTCAAAGCACTGCTAGAGACAGCACCTGCACATTTAAGAGAAGTATTAGAACTCCGTCAATTATTAGCCAAGTCCAGCGTGGAAAAATACACTGCCATGGAAAATGCAGTTTGTAGAGATGGAAGGGCTCGTGGTCTGTTGCAATTTTATGGTGCCAATCGAACTGGTAGATTTGCAGGAAGGCTTATTCAAGTGCAAAATCTTCCACAAAATCATCTGCTAGATTTGGAACAAGCACGAAAATTAGTAATAGGCGGTCACTTTGACGCACTGGATGTATTGTACGAATCTGCTCCTGGTGTCTTATCAGAATTAATACGTACTGCCTTTGTTCCAAAAGAAGGCCACAAGTTCATCGTTGCGGATTTCAGTGCTATTGAAGCAAGAGTCATTGCTTGGCTTTCAGGAGAAGCATGGAGAAATGAAGTGTTTGCTACCCATGGAAAAATATATGAAGCATCTGCTTCTCAAATGTTTAAAGTCCCCTTGGAGGAAGTCACAAAAGGAAGCCCGTTAAGACAAAAAGGTAAGATTGCTGAACTGGCCCTTGGATACGGCGGGTCGGTGGGTGCTTTAAAAGCAATGGGAGCTTTGGAGATGGGACTTACCGAAGGAGAACTGAAACCACTAGTCTACACTTGGCGTAATTCCAATCCTAATATTGTCAAGCTGTGGTGGGAAGTCGATCGGTCAGTAAAAGCAACGGTAAAAGAGAGAAGCAGGAAAGAAACACATCGGATCCGGTTTAGGTACCGTAGTGGAATGCTTTTGATTGAACTTCCATCTGGTAGACAGCTTACCTATGTAAAACCAAGGATGGACCTTAATAGTTTTGGCAACGAATCGGTGACTTATGAAGGTGTAGGAGCCACAAAAAAGTGGGAGCGTATTGATAGCTACGGTCCCAAATTTGTCGAAAACATTGTCCAAGCTATTTCAAGAGACCTTCTTTGTTTTGCCATGAGAAATTTAGATGAAGCAGGTTATAAGATTGTGATGCATGTTCATGACGAGGTAGTTTTGGGGGCTCCACACCAAGTTTCTGTTCAGGACGTTTGTGCTCTTATGTGCCAAACACCGACCTGGGCGCAAGGGCTCATCCTACCTGCCGACGGATTCGAATGTAATTTTTATAAAAAAGATTAGTTTGAGGGGGTTCGAGACCTCCTCTTTTTTCGCTTATAGCTGAGGACAACTTTTATCGTCCTATCACTATATGTGGGAGGTTCAATATGAAAGGACTAACGATTTTTAATTTCGAAGGCAGTGAAGTGCGTACTGTTCAGAAAAGCGGAGAAACTTGGTGGGTGGCAAAAGACGTGTGCGATGTGTTTGGAGAAACCAATCGAAATCGTGCTATGCAGTCCCTTGATGAAGATGAGAAGGGGTATACGCAAATGATTACCCCTGGCGGCGTGCAACAGGTAGCCATTGTAAATGAACCGGGACTTTATTCTTTATTATTCGCTATGCAGCCATCAAAAGCTAGAGGTGTTAGCGAAGATTACATTTCCAAAAGAGAGCGAAAGTTGAAGAAATTTAAACGTTGGGTAACTCACGAGGTTCTCCCTTCTATTCGCAAGCATGGGCTATATGCAGTAGATGAGTTGTTAGCAAATCCTGATCTTTGGATTAAGGCTTTACAAGAGCTCAAGGCAGAGCGTGAAAAGAATGCTGAGCTTACTACTACTATCGGTATTCAGGAACAACAGATTGCTGAAATGCAACCAAAAGCAAGTTATTACGATGTGGTGCTAAATTGCAAGGATGCGGTGGCTATTACGACTATTGCTAAAGATTATGGAAAGTCCGGTCGCTGGCTCAATGAATACCTTCACGATCTTGGGGTGCAGTTTCGTCAAGGTAAGATCTGGCTTTTGTATCAAAAATACGCCCAACATGGATATACGACAACAAAGACTCATACGTATCCTGGAAAAGATGGATCAATGCACTCCAAAGTTCACACATATTGGACGCAGAAAGGGCGACTGTTCATTTATGAGCTATTGAAAGATGATGGAATGCTGCCACTTATTGAACAAGAAACTGACAATGAGGTGGAGTAGTTATGGACAAGATTTCTTTTACTTTATATACGGCTGATTGCACAGGAAATCTATCAAACTGTATTTATCCTCAAAAGGCGGTCATTATGGGTAAGGCATCTTTTAAGGCAAGGTACAAAACCGAATAATGGTGTGTTAGACAGTTACTACATTAAAAACAACCATCCAGCAATAGTCTATGAAGAAGTATGGAACGCAGCCCAAAGAGAAATGCGATCTAGAGCAGAGGCAAAAGGGAATGTTGAAGGGGAAACAAATAAATACCAAACTAGATATAAACTAACCGGACTGCTTTATTGCAGCAAGTGTGGAGCAACATTAAAACGAAGGATTTGGAACAGTAAGCACCCTTGTAGAAAAGTAGTATGGCAGTGCAGCACTTACATTAAAAGCGGAAAAAATGCTTGTCCAGGAACTAGAATTGACGATGAGTTGATTGGCAAGCTCAACATAATAGAAGAAACCATTGTGGAGGAGGTTCTACAAGATGGCAAGAAACATTACCGTTATACCAGCAAAAGGGAACGGGCAGACCAATGCAATACAGTTAGAGCCGATGAAGAAAAAAATGGCAGCTTACTGCAGGGTATCAACAGACCAATTAGAGCAGTTATCAAGCTATGAAGCACAAGTTGAATATTATACAAACTACATTACTAACCATCCGGATTATGAGTTTGCAGGGATCTGCGCAGATGAGGGTATATCAGGAACGAACACGAAAAAGCGTGAACAATTCTTAAAAATGATTGAGGATTGTAAAGTTGGAAATATCGACATGATCATAACCAAATCAATATCAAGGTTTACTCGGAATACATTGGATTGTTTGAATTATGTAAGACAACTAAAGGACCTCGGAATTGGTGTAGTTTTTGAAAAGGAGAATATCAATACGTTAGATGGAAAAGGAGAGGTTTTGCTAAGTATCCTTTCAAGCTTGGCCCAAGATGAGAGTCGATCCATTTCGGAGAATTCAACCTGGGGAATCAGACGACGGTTTGAACAAGGGAAAGTATCAGTTAATCATACAAAGTTTCTCGGCTATGATAAAGATGACGATGGTAACCTTGTAATCAATGAAAAGCAGGCTAAAATTGTCAAACGAATTTATACAGACTATTTAAATGGCAAAGGTCCAAAAAGGATTGCTAGGGAACTTGAGACAGAAGGTATTCCGAACTGGAACGGGAAAGCTAAATGGTACGAAAGCAGCATCAGGAAAATGCTTAGTAATGAAAAATACAAAGGAGATGCCCTTCTACAAAAGACTTACACAGTAGACTTTTTATCAAAGAAAAGAGTTGAGAACACAGGGCAAGTTCCCAGGTATTATGTTGAAGAAAGCCATCCAGCTATTATTGATAAAGAGATGTGGGAAGCAGTTCAGCTAGAAATAGAAAGAAGGAAAGCATTTGCTGAAAAGCATGGGATAGTAAAAGTTGATTATGCTACGGTAGATAATCCTTTTGCAGGAAAAGTAATATGCGGACACTGTGGTAGCCCATTTGGGAGAAAGGTTTGGAATTCAACGGATGAGTATCTTAGAAGAGTTGTCTGGAGATGTAATGAGAAGTATAAGATCAAAGGCGAAGTAAAGTGTCAAAATAAACATATTGATGATAAGGCATTATATCAAGCGTTTATTAACACTTTTAATGGCATTCTAGAAAATAAAGATTACTTTATGCAGAAATGGCAGCAAAAGAATTCCAGCGGTAACTTCCTAGAAAAATATAGAGCGAAACAATTTTATAATCTTTTTTTTATCAGAGTTTGATATAGATTTGCACTTTAAACTTATTGAAAAAATGGTGGTGTTTGAAGGGAGAAAAATAATAGTAAGTTTGCTTGATGGGTTAGAGATTGAATGCCAAATTGAATAGGTCATTAATATGTCGGTTGGGGTGTATTCAACTTGGCCGGCTTTTTTTGTTTTTTAGTAAAAAATAATTCTATAGGGTGTTCACCCATAATAAGTATACATAGGTTCATTAGGGGAAATATTTCATAAAAAAGGTAAATAGGAGTGATCCCTAAGTGGAATTTATTTTAAACAAAACAACTATTTTTGATGAGAACATTGATGAAAAATTTAGTGAGGTACTGAAGTCTTCCAGAGATAGCCTTTCTGCAGGGAATGTCTATAAATTTACGGTGAGCTTTCATGTGAATTTATTAAATGATCCGAGGTTTGAGGAATTTATACTACCAGTTTCGAGAAAACGTAGTAATGATACCAGAAAAGATAAAATTTATGATGTGATGAGCTTTCAGTTGAAGAAGTTAGAAAAAGTATTAGAAGAAATAGATATTGAAGTCTATTCTACAACTATTCAAGGAGATCAATTAGCTGAAGAGAATATAGTGAAAATTGATATAGATAAAGATTTGACCTCTAACCAAAACACTTTAGGAAAAGGGAAAAATACGAAGAGAGGTAAAGTAAGTTCTGTTATTCCAAGTTTGCCATTTACGCAACAAAATATTACTAACATTGCTTCAGAAAGAATAAGTAAGTTATTTAATGAACTGATGAATATTATAAAAAATAAAAAAATAATGTCCGATATATTAGAAATTGATGAAACAGAGGATGAAAAAAAGTTGTTTAAGGCATTTGCAAAACGTTACGGTGGGTTGTGGCTTACTACTAGTGAAAAAGAAAAGGAATTATTAGATCAATTAAGAAACAGATGTGAATATGTTCTTAAGCAATATTCAGAAGAAAAGGAGAAAGATTAA